AGGAGATCGTGTCCGTTCTGGACACGGCCAGGAACTCGGGCATGGGCGCGCAGGAGATGCGCTTCCTGGCTTATTTGCTCTATCTCAAGGAGGAGGGTCGCGCCGACGAGGCTGGCGCCAGCCTCTTGCGCATGTGGTCATCGCTCGACCCGTGCTTGCCGACCGAGCGGTATAAGTTCATCGCGTTCTGCAGGCGGTTCGACGTGATTGGCTGCTAAAATGAATCGAGGACCGGAAACCCCATGAGCATGAAATTTTTCATCGCGAGTCTGAACAAAGACGGCAAAGTTGTTCTGACTGCTTCGACCCAGGAGGTCGAACTGCGCGGAACCAGGGAGTTGAGTCGCAACGTTTGGGAGCTTGCGCATGGGAAGCTGGCGGTGCTGGCCCGGTCCTCGATTCAGGCCAGTCGGCTTGCTGCGCCGCACCTGGGCGTTAAAAAGTCCTGAAGGTGCCGTAAGGCCGAGGCTTAGAGCCTTCGGTTCGGAGGCATTCAAAACGGATTCCAACCCCACCAGGAAGGAATCCACTTTTTGGCCGTGGAATTGACAATCGTTCACGGAAGTTAAGGAGCAAACATGACTAACAGAACTTGCCCAATTTGCCATGGGTCGCTGAACGGCCCTTCTCCCGACGGGGATGATGGGCACTGGTCCTGGTCTCCAGAGTTCGACGCCGAGGCGCATCATCGTTGCAATGAACTGCACGAGTATGCTGCAGGGCGATTGGAGATGAAGCATTGCGCCTATACTGGGTGCGGGAAGTTGTTCAAGCCCAAACCCAGGGAGCCAATGCCTGTTTCTTCCAGGGGCTCCAAGATGTGGCCGGCTGACCAGTATTGCTCGGACTGCACGTTCTGGCTGCCGAAGGCTTACGAGCAGAGTCGTATGCGCAGCCTCGAGACATTGCAGGTTCGCCACCGCACCACCGTTGTCTGCAACGGTTGCCATTACACGATTGACCGGTATTCGCACAGCGGCGAGAAGAGCTGGCTGGGGTTTGGCGGCACCGAGTGGTATATCGAGATTCTCGACGAGGCCGGAAACGTGGAAAACACGATTATCACGAACAGCCTGTGGGCTCAGGGCAACGTTCCCAAGTATTTGAGGGAGGCGATGCCGGATAACGCGCGTATCGTGGAATTGAGGGAGCGCAGGCGGCAGGAAATCGAGAGTGGTCAGGCGGTCTGCTTCTGATGCCGCCGTTGAAGAGGCGATCATGATGTTCTACTTTGCTGCTCACCGGAACCGCCGTGCATCGCTCGGAAACTACCCTAACGAGTGCTTGTTCGCGGCCGCCGCGATGGCCGTCGATGGAAACGAGTTGAGTCGAGATTGGTTTTGGTGCCGATGGGATGGAATTCAGTCTTACGGGTCGCGTTCTCCCCATGCTCGATGTCAGGACAGGCTAAGGCAGATGCATCCTGGGTGTAATCCGGTGCGCATCCAGGAGATGTCCGAAAGACACATCGGAATATTTCTGAGGAATCGCATGCTGATTGGCGCATACCCTGGGGATGACGCGCTCAGGTTCGCGAACTACTTTTTGCGATTGACGCATGATATTGACCTGTTGCGACAGGGGTTGCGCCATGAACTTGAGACGCAGTTGCTGATTCGCAACCTGGCAGGGGAAATTGTTGGAGAAAATCATCTTGGCTTGCCGGTATTGCGGCCTGAGTATTCGTCACCGTTTCTGAAACCGGTGACGCTTGAAGATTTCGCCCTGTTCGTGGGCAAAAAAACCAAATAGAAAGAGGAATAAAATGATCCTGATTGTTACTGCTATTGTCTTCGCTGCTTTGGGCGGAGTGTTTCTCGGTATCGTGTGGGAGCGATACGCGACCGTCGTCATGACCGAGCATTCGACCGGTGTTGCGAGCCAGTCGATGGCCGAGCAGAAGCGCCTGATCCCTGGCATTTACAAGCACCACAAGGGCGGGTTCTACCTGGCCGTTTCCGAGTGTCGCCATTCTGAGACAGGAGAGGTTGGAATCGTTTATGTGAGCCTTTCCGATCCCTGTACCGGAAACTGGAACTGGCGCCCCTGCGATGGAGAGGCTGGCTGGTATACCCCGACCGAGCAGGGGTTGCGGAGGTTTGCGTTCCAGCGCGTCGTCCATTTCGCCATGGCTGGTATCGCAAAATGAGCAACGGCATAAGGCGCGGATGGGCGCGCCTGAGATTGTTCGTGGATAGTGTTCTCGGCTATGTTTCCGAGGTCGACCAGAAATGCCAACATGGGGACCATGAGGAGTCGCTAGACTGGCTATTCGCCTATGGTCCAGAGAGGGCTGCTAAGGACCTCCATCGGATTCCGAAGCACTTAGACCATGTGCTGGGGCACATCGAGTTCCTGGTTGACCTGGATGCCGAGCAGGTGGCCAAAGACCTGTGTGAGACCGAGCGCAACATGTGCGCCAGTGAAGGTGTTGAGTTCACGGGGAGGGTCTGGGAAAACCTGAACGCCAAGCAGCGCCAGGCGAAAGCGCGCGCCGTTCGTCATCTGCTAGCGTGGTTGGCCAACAATCCTCGGCAAGATCCGATGGAGACGACGACGACCTGTCGGATTTGGCCGAACCCGAAAACTTGCTATCATGATGTCTCGGCGGCAATGGTTGGCAAATTGCGCAAATGCTCGAAGAGGGGAATCACTCAGGAGATGCAGGTCTTCCGGTGCGCATCGTGTGGCGAGTGGCATTTCGGGAGAACGAGAAAGGACCAGCGATGATATGGCGTTTAGGCCTAAACAGCCAGGGAAGTCGGCGCCAAAACCCAATTCGGAGGAGTGGCGTTGCACCGTGGGTATGTATTGCGGACCTGTACCTGAAATAGTGAAGAACGGGTTTTGGGAGCCGGCTTATATCTGCCGGCAAGCCGGTGAATTCCATGACTATTCGCATCCGTGCGGCCATTTCCGGTGCTGGATGGCGCGGCGGCCTCCGTGGTCGCAGGTAATCATGGGCGCAACAAGAGACTTCCTTCGGGCTATTGACAACGGTTAACCATTGTGCAATAATGAGTTATCAGAGCAAACGAAACGGAGCAACGAACGATGAAAGCCACTAGCAAGCAAGTATCATACCTGATGGTCCTCCTTGGTAAAGCCGGGTATTCGACCCGGTATATGGACGCCAGCTTCAAGAAGCTCGGCGCCTCGATGCGCGAGCGTTCGGGTAAAGTTGAGGACTGGCTGAAAGGCCTGACGGTTTCCGAGGCCTCGAGCCTAATCGAGGAACTCAAGTAATTTCCGATTCGCAGGGGGCTAAGGCCCTTTGCGGTTCTTCGGTGGCGCCACCAGGTGCCCGAGTTGCAGGCTGGCGGAGTGTTGAGCGCGGCGATACGTTTGTTCCGTTCCTTGCCTCCCAACCATGACCTCGCCTGCCCGACCTGGTGGCGCCACCGAAGAACTGAGGAGTGGAGCAAACGATATGAGCAAGATCACTGCTCGGCAGAAATGGAGAAGAAGAAATGAATAGCTTGCAGAAAAGAATCCTGGAGGGGGCAACCCCTGTTGAGCTGTGGTCGGAGTTTGCCGACCATTATGGATGGTCGGGAACCGAGGAGATGCGAGAGGCCCTTCAGGGGCCCCTGGAGGCCGCCTGGAACGAATTGCAGATACCGGGCACCTTCCAGGTCCCACTAGAAGACGGAACGAATCCTGGGACCTGCCTGGGCCGTTTGGCGGGCACTCGGGAAGACGGCTCGCCTCGCACTTGGATTCTCGTCGACGATGATTCTGGGTTCCGGCTGACGGACCTCAAGCCCAAGCAGGCGCCCATGTATCAGATTCCCGCCTGGGATGGCAAAAAGGGCAAGCGCACGGGCGCGCAGGTCAAGCGGCTGTCTGAGCATTGGAGGGTTCCGATGCGCTCCAAATCTGAGCATGACTCGCCTGCCGACTACTACCGTGGCCCGGAAAGACAGCATTAGCCATGCGCGAGAAATACGGAGAAGGGGGCCAGATGATGCCGTTGCCGAAGTTGCCAGAAATGCAATTTCGGCAACTGGAGTTGCGCATGGCCTGGATGAATGCCGACCATGAGACCGTTGCCAAGGCGATTTGCCACGAGCATTTTCGCATCATCGACGAATACGCCAGGATGAACGATTTCGTCCACCAGCAGCAAGAGTATGTTCGTGAGTTGCGCGCCGCTCGAGCGAAATCTGAAAGCCGGGCAATGGAACTGGAGAGGTTGCTTGGCCTGGTTCTGTTCTCCGGTATCGGGCGTACCAAGTACGGAATCGAGGAGTTGCGAACGGGAGTCTATGCGGCCTATTACGAGGGCAGCGAGATTGGAAAAATCATCTGGTCGGATTCCGATGGCGCGTATCTAGCGACTCCGATTACGAAGAAGCGGCGCAAGCCGTTCCCGTCGCTATTGTTAGCCTGGATGTTCCTGATCGAAAGGTGGCCGGGAATCAAGGCCAGGTCTGTCAAAATCCTGAAGGAGTTGTCGGAATGAGCATTGGTGAACTGATGCGCGCGGCTCGAATCGAGGCCGGTGTTAGCCAAAAGGAGATGTCGAGGCGGATCGGGAGGCCGGTGAACACGATTTCCCTCTATGAGAACGGCCATCTGAACGCCTCCGAACTAACCCGGAGGAATTGGGCCATCGCTCTGGGTAAGCCGTTCGACCATTTCCTCGACCTGCCCGAGTCCACGATGGGACAGCGGTTCAGGAAGGCCCGGATCCGAGAGGGAATCAACGTCATTCAGTTCAGCAAGGTGGCAGGCCTTCAGCCAACGACGGTTTACTCGTGGGAGAACGCGGAGTTTATTCCGATTCGGCACGTTCTGAGCATTTACCGACTGCTTCCGAACGGGATGCGTGGAGAGTATGGCCTGCACTGGTTTTTAGGAGTAGAAGAATGAAGAAAATCAAGACCACAAGCAAAAAACCTCGGCGTATTCCCGTAGAGGTCGTCACCCATGCCCTTGGCGGAAAACGAATCGAGCGCGGCTGGATTACCGAGAATGGTCAATTCCAGACGCGCCGAGGTGTTGGAGAGTGCATGGCGGTGCAATACGATCCCGACGAATACCGGAATCTGGTGGCCGTGCAGTTGATGGACGCCTGTCGCCGTGTCGAGACGCTGGCCAAGAGGTTGGGGTTGGCCAAGCCTCTGGGAGACCTGCGCGACATCTACCGAGCGGCGGCAATGTTCGACGCGAACCGGCGCGAGGAAGAGGGCGACCAAGATGCCGATGCAGGCGGATCTGAAACAGGTGTTTAAACAGGCGTTGACAACTGTTAACGTTTGTGTAATAATGCTTGGAGACCAGAAAACGAAACGGAGCAAACAAGATGGAACCTGAGCAAGTGTGCGCAATGCGCCGAACCATTTCCGATTTGAGAGAAATGGTTGCGCATCTGCAAGAAAATTCCCTGGACGCCGAAGCGAGTCGACTGGACTCGCTGGTTGACACTTTCGAGATCATGACCTACACGGATGAAGACGGAATCCAGTTTCAGGGTGGGCCGTGTAACGCCAGGATCGTTGACCTCGGCGATGGTTGGAGCGAGGACTCAGCCTTCGTGGGACCGGAAGACCCAATTTGGAGTCTTCGGGCGTTGCATGACCAAATCAAGGTTGCGGCAAGGGATGCAATGCCATTTGTGGACCGGGATTCTGACCAGTATGTTGGCAGCGATAATTTGCCCGGAACAGACGAGTTCAAGCGGGTATACGCCCTGCTGGCCGAGATTAACGAGATCCTGCCCGAGTGCCCACGACTCGAAGGAAACAAGATTCACGAAACTGCTCCGAAGGTGTTCGAGCACCTAACGAGGATGAAGAATAGATGGGAGTCAAAACAGCAATGACGTACGAAGAGGTATTCGAGCAGGCCAAAAGCCTGAACGCTGGGTTGGAGAAGATGCAATCCGACCTGAACGCGGCCATAAAGGAGTCTTGCGGCAAGAGGAACCGCGTTGCCGGGCTGGTGCGCCGATGGCATGGGAAAAGTAGATTCGGGCACAAGGAATTTCCTCAATCCGTATCCCAGCACTGGAATGGATGGGACGAATTCCCTCGCGATGCCTATGAGTCAGTGCTGGCCATCGAGCCGCGCCTGAAGAAGCATCTCGACGAGTTGCTCCAGTTGCAGGATCGGGTCGATGGCTTGCGCGCCGACGTTGATGGTCTCAAGTTTGCGGCCGATGAGGCCTCGAAGCAGCTGGCCGCGATGGAAGATTTCGAGATTGTGGATTTCGTCCAAACGGATGAATGTCGGTCCCTGGTCGACACCCTATCGCGCGCTGCCGAAATTCTGTCGGAGCAGAAATCCAAGTCGGAGGCTGCGGGAAGAAGACACGACAGGGTATCGAGTTCGAACCGGGCCATTCTCGATAAGGTTTACGCCCTGATGGATTACCTGCGTTATCGAAAGAGCCAGTCCCAAAACGAGGTGGGCTTGTGATCAACGAGGGACGCCAGTTCAATTTTTTTCGCAACCAAACAGACGCATACCTGTGCTCAGTTGCGCTTATCGGCCCGACTAGACGCCAACCGGTGCACTTGAGCCCGTGGTCTGCAGGGAAGAGCAACCAGGCTGGTGGGGCTTGAGGCCCTTCGATTGTGGAGGAAGGTTTGGTTGCGAGGTAGCCTCTAAGCAGGAGGTTTACAGGAAGGGGTTTGACAACTGATAACGAAAGACAATTGGAGACAAGTTTGGAGGAGACGAGATGGCTAGAGAACCGATGATCGGAGTCCGTGTTCCGCACGAGGTGCTGGAGTTGATTGATGATGAGGTCCGAAAGAATCCTGGGTCTGGCGGGCGCGAGTATGGCCGTTCTGCCTGGGTGCGGAATCTGATTTACGCGCATTTCGACATCGAGCCCGAGGAGCGGCAGAAGGTCGATTTTGAGAAGGCCGAGGAGATTCGTGCTCTGTTGAGTTCGACGAATTTGACCACGACCGAGGTTGCCGAGCGGTTCGGGATTACGCCATCTTATGTGTCCTACATTCGGGCAGGGAAGCGTTTGGTAGAGCCCACCTATGGCCTTCCTCCGAGTGCAGAGGATGCTCCACAGGGTGCCAATCATGCCTGATGGATGGATGCTGGATCCTATCCATGTCGCTAGACGACTATAAGCAATATTTGAAATGTGTTCATCATTTTTGCGAGAAGCGCCACGAGTGGTTGACTTCTGATGGATACAAGTTGAGTCGACCAAATGAGATAAAGGAGCAGAAGGAAACATAATGGATGACGGGAAAGTTTTGGTTTTACCGGCTCTGGAAACCCGCCAGGGAGACCGTATGGTTTACAGTTTCTCTGTGGACGGGAAGAGGTTGCGCGACTTCTCTGATGTGAGCAGGATTCACAGGGAGGATCATGAGATTTCGGGGTACCAGCGCCCCGAGGTGAGATCGCATGTGGCCGGAATCAAGGCCTACTTGGAAAGCGCGGACCCAATTTTGCCCAACTCTATTGTAATTGCGTTTGACTCAAGCGTCTCGTTTGTTCCTACTGGTGTCTACGGCGATCATTCGGTCACCGGGAATATCCATATCCCCATAACCGATCCTAAGCCCGGATGGATAGTCGACGGGCAACAGCGAGCGGCAGCGGTTAGGGAATCCTCGGTATCCTCTTTCCCGGTATGCGTTAACGCTTTTATAGCCCGAGATGAGTCCGACCAGCGAGAGCAGTTCATCCTGGTAAACTCTACCAAACCGCTGCCACGCGGACTGATTTATGAGTTGCTCCCTGGCACAGACTCTGCTCTGCCGACAGCGCTTCGCAAGAAGAAACTTCCAGCCGCGATTCTCGAGGAATTGAACACCAGTTACGACTCGCCGTTTGCCGGAAAAATCAAGACGATAACTAATCCCGACGGAACCATCAAAGACAATTCTGTTCTGAGGATGATCGAAAACAGTCTTAGCGATGGCGCGTTATACAGGTTCCGGGATGATTCCGGGTGGGGCGATGTTGAAAAGATGAGGAAACTCCTAGAGGAGTTTTGGGGGGTTGTCGCTTGCCGATTCCCGGAGGCATGGGGTCTTGTTCCTCGCAAGAGCAGATTGGTCCACGGGGTCGGAATCGTATCTCTCGGTTTCGTCATGGACGCTATCGACTACAAGATCCAAGTCTCGAAGAGCGGTTCGTTTTATCAGGAGTTTGCCAAGATTTCAGACTTGTGCAAATGGACAGAGGGAGAATGGGAGTTTGGACGTCAGTGGAATAAACTGCAGAACACGTCTTCGGATATTCAGTTGTTGACTAGATTTCTGGTCAACGCTTACAGAAACGCTTGTGCGGAGTGAAGTTTAGTGATGAATCGGAAGTGCACAATTGATTCTGGTCGAGAACTAAGAAAGCGTTTGCTTGAGATTATCAACCTCTGTCCAGATGCTCTTCCTCCACTGGCCGAACTGGCATCATCTCTAGAGTGCGCGACCTCAAATGTTCATTACCATTTGTCTAAGTTGCGCAAAAGTGGCGTCCGAATTCCCCCCACGAGTCGGGCGGCCAAACGGTTGAAACCAAAGCGTCCGTCGTTTTCGCCAAGGAAAGAAGAGATCCTAAAGATGTTGGAGTTTTACTGGGGGGAGAAAAAGTGTTCTCCGACTATGCGAGACCTTGGAACGGCTTGTGGATTAAGCGCTAGCAATGTGCGCCAGAACATGATCGGACTTCAGGATTTGGGATTGATTGATATGGGAGAACCAAGATCTATGCGAAGCGTGAAGGTTCTCGATGATGGTTTTTTGGTTTGCTCCAAAATCAAATCTGTCGCGTTCTGGATTGATGACTCAGAATCTGTGTGGATGTGGAAAAAGGTCGACTGATGGACAAGCAGAAAATGCAAGCGTTGGCCAACATGTTGCCGAGCGTGGACATCTGGAATTCGCAAGGTTTTATCGACTTGCGCTCGCCATACCATCCTGAATTGGCAGGATTGGCGCGCTCCCTTGGCGGCGACTTCGATAAGTCTAGCAAGCATTGGAAATTTCCCAAGGCATTGTTGAATCAGGTTCAACTACTATGCCAGCAGGTGTTCGGATACACGAACATGAGCGTGGATGGCTTGCGCATGATGGGTTACCGATTGCGCATCGGCCCGGCAATGGGTTGCGACGGGTCGTGGCTGCCAGCCCCGGACTCGAGTTTGTTTTTCGCGGGATTGCAGATTGCCAGACGGGTTGGCGGCCAGGTGCGCTTGCATGCGCTCAATCAGGTGGAGCGCAATTTCGCGGAATCGCTGGGGAGGCGCGCGGCTTTCTCGACCATCTCGAATCCTGGCGTCGGAGGTGGCTGGAGTGGTCCGATTATGGGCCCTGGAGACAAGCCAGTCGAACTGGTTGGGGTTGGGGTTGAATGCAAGGTCCTGGAGGAGTTTTTGCGCCATCCTAGCACTTACCTGAAACCTCTCGCTGGCGACCTGAAAGATTTCGTGCCTGATGACCTGGGCGAGTATGGAAATTGGATATTGTCCGAGTTGCGCGCCATGCCGGCCGAGTGTCGAGACTCCATCCTGGCGCGCCTGACCATCGACGACCTGGCTCGGGGATGCGCATCGGAATGATGCCGGGTATTTGCGGATTCATGATGTTCGCGCCGAGTTGGTTGCAAGCCTCGCGAACTGCGTCGATTCCTCGATGGTACGAACTTCACGCTGGAGATGATGATGCGTGTTTGCATTGCTCTGGACATCCGGCCTGCGATGTTTCTGGTAGGCAGGGTGGATTTCGATGAATCCTGATTGGCGCGTGTTATGCGGCGATGCGTTGACGCTGGCCCGCGAGTTGCCGGATAATTCGATCCACTTGTCGGTGACCTCGGTGCCGTATTTCTGGCTGCGGCATTACCTGCCAACAGACCACGATGATAAGGCTCTGGAGATTGGTTGGGAACGGTCGGTCGAGGAGTGGGCTGAGCGGTTAGCCGATTTGTATGCCGAGATTCTGAGGGCGACCCATCCGAGCGGGTTGACATTCGTCAACTGTGGCGACAAAATCAAGAACAAGGAGTTGTTCGGAGCGCCCTGGCGACTGGCGTTTGCGATTCAGGCGCGCGGCTGGAAGTTGAAGTGCGATAATATTTGGCATAAGCCGAACTCGATTCCCGAGCCCGACCGTGGACGTTCGGCGATTGCGCACGAGTATATTTTTCAATTCGGCAAGAGTCGGGATTCGTTTTGGGACCATGATGGTGGTCGAATCAAGACTGGCCAGGAGTCGAGTTGGGAGGAGTATGAGGCGGCTCTGGGCTCGAACAAAGGAGCCGATGCTGAGCGGTGGGCCGAAGGGTATCGCAAGTGCTCGAAACCGATTACGCATCCTCTGGGTTCGGGATTGCGGTCTGTCTGGCGCATCCCGACAAATCGGCAGCGACGGTCGAAGTTGCACTTTGCCGATTATCCCGACGAGATTGCGCGCCGGTGCATCGCGGCTGGTTCGAGCGCGGCCGGATGCTGTTCAGAGTGTGGCGAACCTTATCGCAGGATCGTGCAACGCGGGAAACCATCTCTCGAGGCGCAGAAGGCCTGTGGAGGGAACTCCGACGGAGGCTATGGGGGAAAGACCCAGCGGCCGCAACCGAAGGGCAAAGAGAGCCCCTCAGACCTCAAGCGCCGCATTTTGGCGGGCCTGCGGGAGCGCAAGACGGTGGGCTGGGAGGCTGGGTGCGCCTGTGGGGCCCCTGTGCGGCCCTGTATGGTCCTCGACCCGTTCTCGGGGTCTGGAACTACAGGAATAGTTGCCGTGCGCTTGGGAAGGGCCTACACTGGCTTTGAGCTGAATCCAGAGTATGCCGAGGAGTCGCGCCAGTTGATCGCTGCCGAGGTGGACCGCATGGGTCGCGATTCCGAGCAGTTGGGATTATTCTGATGGCCAGGCTATATCGCGCCACAGGTTTTGAGAAGTACGGCCATTTGCCGGACGGGGTTGGCAATACTGCCTGTTACCCGTGGCCGGAAGACTCGCCGTTGTTGGAGTTGGCCGGCAAGGTCAAATGCCCGATGTGCGGCACCGACTATGATGCCGACAGTCTGGATTTTTTCGAAGGCTTGTATTGGTGTCGCGCGCAGACAGTGTTCTGGCATAACCATGATGACGGAAGTCCAGAGCATTACTGGCATTGCTGGTTTTCTGCTCAGATGCACGAATGGTCGAAACCGATGACCGAGGAGTTGTATTACTCGATTCTGAGGTCGATGACGATCAGGACCGGAGAGCGTGGGGACAAAGGCATGTTTCCTGGGCCCAATCCCATCTTCAAAAAATACAGGCCTCCGTATGGCGGGAACAAGTTGAAAACGATCAGGGCACGATTGATGACGCGTGATGAGGCGATGCGCAAATTCCACGCCATCTTTGACGAACCCGAGGCCAGAGGAGAATAGGTGTTGAAGGAAGCGACGTGCATAGGTTGCGGCAAGCAGGGCCCAAGAGCGTCAATGGCCGGCGGTATTTGCTGCTCGGACTGCTCGCCCTATTCCAGGACTCCGGCCGAGGTGTTGGGGGAAACGACGCTATCCGAATTGAATGAAATACGAGAGGCGCACTGGATCATGAGGGAGTTGGCCCGAGATGGGGAATCGAGATTTTTCGATGCCGACCTGATGGCCATTGCCGGGCAACTGGTGACCTGCCGCGCGGCCTTTGATGATTTCGCGCGCGCGTTGCGGGAAATCGGATACCGGGAAACCCCCTGGGACTAGGAATGCTATGAGCGATAAGCCAGAGAAGAAGACCAAAGCCAAGGCTAAGCCGGCTAATGCTAAATTGCCGCCCAAAACGAGCAAGTCCAAGGTCAAGACCAAATCGCCAGCACGGCGCAAAGGCGGTCGGAAGGCCACGGCCAAAGTGGGCGACGCGGTCGAGTATGTCGGGTTGCTCTGGGACAAGCAAGAATGGGAGACCATGCATGCATACAGGGCTTTCTGTGTGTATCGTGACCTTGGCCGTGGGCGCAGTTTGGCTAAGGCTTTTCAGGCCAACCTGGAGTTGACAAAGGTTAACGGTGGTAGTTCGCGGGAAGTACCGGACAAACAGTATTGCGACGGTGTTTGGAAGCATTGGAGCACTCGGTATCGGTGGGGGGAACGGGTGGAGGCCTGGGACCTCGAGGTCGACCGGTTGGCCCGTGAGCAGGTGATGAAAGAGCAAGCCGAGGTCCGAGTGCGGCACATCAAGCAGTATACGCATTTGCAGGGTGTTGGTATGGTCGGAATCATGAGCAAGTCGCCAGAGGAGATTCTCAAGACTCCTGTTGACAAACTGGCCAAGATTGTCGACCTGGGTATCAAGGGCGAGGCTCGGGTCCGAGGCATGGAGGAATTGGTGGTGAAGGTCGAGGCTCGCGAGTTGCCGGGCCTGGCCGGATTGGGGCAGGCTGAGAAGGAGATTCTGGCTCGGGCCCTGCTGAGGGCGGCTGGTGAGGAGCCGGAGGTTTACGGGTTGCTTTCGGGAACATCGATGGCCGACGAGGACGAGGAGGACGACGACGACGATGATGAGGACGACGGTGAGTGAATCGTTGGCGCCGGTGGATGCTCGGTTCGGCACGTTGGGCATGCCGTCGCGCGAGCCCTGGCTGGAGTGGGCTTCTCTGGGAACGATTTCGCGGTTGGACCAACTCAAGGGGGCCTGGCTTGGGGCTGCTCGACTCAGGAAGAACCATGAGGCTGTTGCGCAGTTCCTGGTTGAACGGTCGAACTTTTACCCTGCTGAGCGGCTGATGAAATCGGGAGCGTTGATGCACTGGCTGTTAGAGGACGTGATTGTTGAGCAGGGTATGGCAAGACGCCAGCAGGCTGTCGACCTGGCTTATCGGGTTATGGAGTTGGGCTTTGAGGGCCAGGATAGTGACCTGTCGGACTTGCTGGAGTGGCTGGATTCGGTGGCCGAGCTGTGCAGGTGACGCTGGAGCAGACCTGTCGTCGCATCCTGGGTCAGGCAAACCCGTTGCGGACCAAGGGCTTGACGGTTGGCCAGGTGATGGAGGCGACCATCATGCTAGAGGAGGGATGGCCTGCCGAGGTGGTGGCCCGCGCGGTGAAGATTTGCCGGTCGATGGGTTGGTTCCGGGTGTTGGGATATTCGGGGCCGCCGTGGGAGGTAACGCCTGAGTTGTGGGCTGAACTGGCCCGTCGCGCGCCCTGGGAATGGCCGGAGGAGAATCTGTCTACAAGTGACGACCGGGCAGCGGCCAAGGCGTGGAAACGCGAATCCGGCTTTGACCAGTCCGGGCAACTGGATTTGTTCTGACCTGTTGACAAAGGTTAACCATATTGATATACTGCTTATAGAGCAAACGAAACGGAGCAAACGAACGATGGAAACCACGAACATTAAACCTAATAGCCTTGAGAAAATCGGTGGCCGCCGTTGGACCAGCGGTAGTATGGACCGCGTTTATTTCAACGACCTCGCCGCCTGGTTGGGCCTCGAGTACACGACCTATAAAAGCGGTAACGTTTCTGGCGCCAAATTGAACGGTGAGGACATCTCGAACGGGTCGGCCAAACGCCTGCTTGCAGACCTGAGCAGTTCGAAGTTCTGGTTCGACTGCAACACGGGTGAGTTCGCCAGCAAGTTCCTGAGCGACGAGCGCGCCGAAACCATCAAGGCCAACGTCCTTGCCCGACTCGAGGCGCTCGACGCCGAATAGAAAGGTTTGGGGCCGGTCGGCAGAGTGCGGATATACTGTGCTTGACGCAGCAATAACGCATGGCCGACCGGCCGCCATTTTTGGAGCAATATACAATCGCCTCGATGCCACCTGAATTTCCGCCAAACTACCGAGGAATGGCTCCCGAGGACAGGCCTCCTCATCCGCCTGCGATCAAATACATCGAATTCAGTCGGGAGAAGTTCCCGCTGCCCGGCGAGTGGGTAGATTGAAGGGTTTTCACGTTTACTCGGGGTAAATTCACTATGTGAACTATTCGAACCCGAACCCGCCAGATGCGCCCAGGGTGGCGCTAGACCGCATCCTGAACAGCGCGGTCATGAATATGACGGGTCCCGAGGCTATCGCGACTGCGAAAAAAATCCTCAAAGAGGCGGCTGAAGAGTCGTTTTTTTCGTTTTTCAAGCAGTGTTGGAGATTGATCGAACGCGAGAAGTTCACGCCCGGGTGGCACATCGAGGCCATGGCCGAGCACTGCGAAGCCGTCTATCACCGGCAAATCACCAAACTGCTCATCAACATCCCGCCACGTTCGTCCAAGTCGATTCTGGTGTCTGTGGCGTTTCCGGCCTGGGTTTGGATTAAGGATCCTTCCGAGCGGTTCTTGTGCTTATCCTACGCCGAGAAACTGGCCGAGGAGCATTCGCGCACTTGCAGGGACATCATTCAGTCATCGTGGTATCAGGAAAATTGGGGCGACCTCTATACGCTCAGAGGCGACAAAAACACCAAACTGACTTACGTCAACTCGGAAACCGGGCGCCGCATATCCGCGTCGATGGACGGTGTCGCGACCGGTTTCGGCGGCTCGTTCGTGATTCTCGACGACCCGAACAACCTGAAGGAAATTCACTCAAAAGCCCGCCGCGAGGCCGTGAACAGGGTATACAAGCAGGCCATCCGTTCCCGCGAGAATCAGCCCGGGAAGACGCGATGGATCGCGGTTGCGCAACGCGGTCATGAGGCTGACCTGTCGGCAACCCTGCTGTCAGAGGGCGATTGGGAGCACCTCATGATTCAGCAGGAGTTCGACCCGATGCGCCGCGTCTATACGTGTATCGGGTGGACCGACCCTCGCACCGAACGCGGAGAGTTGATGTGCCCCAAACGTTTCACTCGGGAAAAGCTCGACTTAGAGAAATCGGGCGATGGAATGGGCTCATACAACTACGCGGCCCAGCACCAGCAGGACCCGCGCCCTTCCTCCGGCGGTTGTTTCGAGCGCCAGAACTTCCGCTGGTACACGACCCGCAACGAGGGGTTCTGGTGCAAGGACGTGGCTCTTTTGTGCGGGCTTGACGAGCCGGTCTATGTCGAGTCGGTCTGGACCGGTGTTCCGGCTGGCCTGAAGCACCCATTCGAGGCTCTGGTGACCTCCTGGGACCTGGCCGTCAAGGGAAATCCGACCTCGTCATGGTCGGTTGGCGGTTGCTGGGGTCGCACGGCCCGCAAGCATCACCTAGGGCTCGGCTACTTCTTGTGGGACATGGTTCGCAAGCGCGTCGAATACGGCGGCCAGAAGGAAATGTTTGCCGCGATGGCCGAGAAGCATCCGGCCGCGAATCTCCATTACGTCGAGGACAAAGCTCTTGGTCCGGCCCTGGTTTCCGAGATGAAGTCTTCGTTCTCGGGCATCGTTGCGGTCGACCCGCGCGTTCACGGGTCGAAGGAACAGAGGGCCCGTGCCGTTTCCCCGTTGGTCAACGATGGGCGGTTGGTGTGGCTGCCGCATCCAAACGAGGCGCCATGGGTTCGGGCTGTTCTCGATGAAGTCTCCTCATTCCCGCTGTCGGCCTCAAACGACATCGTCGACATGATGAGCCAGGTTCTGATGAAACTGCGACTCGCCGCGGGCCCGTCATCGTTTCGAACTTCGGCACCGTTGCCGCCTCCTCCATCCGACGAAGACGAACAGGATAACAAAGGAAAACAGGAGTCAACAGAGAATACTGAGTCGAAGCCTGTCCGCGTCAGGCAGTTGACGCAGGCGCAGAGGATTCGGCAGCGCATGTCGCAGAAGAATGGCAGGCGAAGGTGACGAGGAGCGATGAAGAGAACGAGCATTGAACCGCCCGAGCAATGGGTTTTTTGGCGCGATTGTTTGCGACTAGAGGGAAACGTTCTCGCAGTTGAATGCCGATGTTGCAGCAAATTCTCCGTGTGGATTCATGAAGACGACATAGCCAGCAGCAAGGGTTTGTGCCTATATTGTTTCCGCAGACTGATGGGACCGTCCGTATGAGTGTCGGAGACTTCTCTTACGTTTTTTGCGACAATCCGAGCCCAGGGGTTGTGTTGTCGAGCATCCAGAAAGAGGAAATCGAGTCTGTTGAGTCATGGAATTTTCGCCTCGAGTGCTTGCGCCTGCAACTAGAGGATTCTGTGGTTAGATGCCGAGGATGTCTAGTTTCCTCGTTCTACGCACATGACGATACCGTGCCCGCAGACGGACTTTGCTCCCACTGCCGCAGAATGAAGAATCGGGGGTTGGATCAGGCTGTTTCTGAACAAGCGAAACGCGTTATTCCCGATGGAACAGGGTCTGCCTCGCTATGGTCTGAAAAATATTCGTTTCCCACATATTTTGCAGAGGAGCTGGTGCGCTACAGAAAGTTGCCTGGCCAGGAAGCGTTCGAGAATGGCGAATAAGCCGAGAACGAAGCGGAATCGTAACCGCAGGCGCCGCGAGAATTGGAGGGCCGTCCTGAAAGATTTGGCGACGATGCTTGAGTTGGCGGGACCATACGAAGCCGTCGATTTCGGTTCGCTCCGGCGCTGCAGAGGTTGCGGCAAGAAGGATGTTTGCGGATTCACGGACTGGGGTCGAGCGAACTTCTGCGTAAGGTGCTTACGGGGAATGGGAGTTTGCGTCAGCAAAAAAGAGTTCTTCAAGCAAGCTATCACGCAAGCAATTGACCGGAATCCAGGATTTGATGCTTTTAGACATTGGAATTCAGGGCCCTGATAGAAGGAGACAATCCATGCATGCCAACAAGAAGTTACGTAGGTCGAAGCCGAAACGTGAGCCGAATCAGGACCCTGCTGAGTTCCTCGAGGAGGTCCAGACACTGTACGGCCTGGCTGGAACGCTGCCTCGCGTTACGATGATGCCGTATCCGAGGAAGTGTACCCTGTGCAAAGGCTTTACGAAGTATGCGTATGAGCACAGGTCGCGACATCGCATCTGCAGAGGCTGTCTCGAGAAGCACGACCTGGCCCGAAAATACATCTTGCCAGGGTCTATAAATTTGGTCATCGGTTCCGTTGTTAAAATCGGTGACGAGAAGGCGAAACTCACTGGATATTCTCAAGACGATGGATACTCGTTCGAGGTTCTGCACGGCCAATGAATGAAGAGCAAGATGCGGCTCTGCTGCTAGAGGAGTTGAACGGCAAGCGCATGGAGTCAACCTGCCTTGTGTGCGGCGAGATTTCGCGATCTAGCGGATATATCGACTATCGATCACGGGTTATTAACGACGAGATAGGGAAGAGGCTAAATCCTCGTTTCGATGAGTTCGGGCCCGCGCCGCCCCGGTTCAAGGTGTGCGACCATTGCCGAAGTGGATCAAGTTGGCCTTTAATCTCAAACTGGTATCGCCCTGCCCAATTATTCGAGTGTTTGATGTGCGGAGAACTAGAGGAGTTGATTCAGGAGGAGTTTTCTTTTATCCGGTCGCGACAGTGGGTTTGCTACGGTTGCAGGACAAAAGGATTGCCAACGGTTGGAGGTCCTTTTGGGTTCCCGTTTAGACCAGGAAAGAACGGCATAGACACTGCTCACATGCGGAAACTGTTGGAGTCCGAGAAGGCCGAGTAGAAGAAAATTCTTCCCATGCGCGGAACCCAATTCATGTAATGGGTTTCCTTCATCGAGCGCAGCAGTTTTTCGGACTCAGAAAATCCGGCATCGCGGTGCCGAGCCATGCCGATGTCATCCGCGAGGGCCTGGGGCGCGGCGTGGAACCCGTTCCAGCGGCGCCGATCCGCAAGACCGAATCCGAATCCGACGAGGGTGATCACAAGCCCTACAAGTCGCCTCGATTCGGCCTGAAGAGCCCGTTCGCGCTAACGCACAAGGCGCGGTCTTACATCGCCGAGGCCTACCCGGACATGGCCAACCTGTTTCACGGAGAGTCGGATTACGGCTATACCGAATGGTCGGCCAACGGAAACCAATTTAGGGACATCTCGCCGCAGAAATGGCTTGAGCAGGTGCGCCGGGCCGAGGAGATGATTTTCAATCCGCTCGCCAATCGTGGCATGCAGGTGCGCACCGATTTCATCGTGGGTGGAGGATTCAAGCCGGTCGCAACCTGTGCCGAGGAGTGGGCTCCTATGGTTCAGGAGGTGCTTGACGAGCATTGGCAATACAACAACTGGCCATCCAAGACTCGAGAACGCGTCTGGAACCTGGGTATCCACGGCGAGTGGATCAGGGTCATTCGCGACGACGACTATACCGCGCGCCGAGTATCTGGAGAAGAATTCACCGACCCGAAATTCCGAGTTGGGCAATTCCTGCCGCAGGACATCGCTTGCGTCAATCTCGACCCATGGGACCTGGAGCAGGCCCTGTCGTTGCGCTTCCGCGAAAGCGTCATGAAAGACTCCGAGGGCCCATACGGAAAAGAATTCAAGATTATGCGGCGGTTGCGCGCCGGGAGCGACACCGGGAAAATCGAGGGGCAGGCCATCCATTTGCGGATCAACAATCTGCTCGGGATGTCGCGCGGACTTTCGGATCTGGCTCACGTCATGGAGTGGCTCGACATGTATAACGTCCTCCTCATGACTGGAACCGAGCGGGCCCAGTTGCTCCTATCGTTCGTCTGGAAGGTCATCATCGACGGTGCATCCGATGAGGACTTGCGCAAGAAAAACGAGGAATTGAAACTCTTTCCGCCTCAGCCTGGTGAGTATTTGGTGACCGATGGCCGCGAGGATTGGCTCCCGCTGGCTCCAAACTTGAGCGGTGGCGACATTACGTCAATTGCGCGCCTGATTTTCCTCTATGGGTGGGGCGGAATGGGGCTTCCTGAGCACTTTTTCGCGGAAGCGAACAACACCAACCGGGCCTCGGCGGCCGAGATGTCCGACCCGGTTTACGCCTGGGCTCGCGCTCGGAGAACGAAAATCATTCAAGACGGAATCTCACTCGAGCTTGAGTATGCGCTGCAGCGCGCCAAGAAGTTCGGGAAATTGAATTCCGTTCCTGACGAGGAGTTATGCTTCCAGGTGGTTGGCGCCGACCCTGACCCTGACCGCTATACGCAGGCGATGGGGGCTATCAAGGGCCTTGCCGAGGGGCTGGCCATCTCGACCGGGATGAATGCCCTGAGCACTCAGGAGGTGCGTCACATTATGCGGCGCGCGGTGGAGGATATGGGCATCGAGTTGCCAGCGGAGGATGCTAACGATAACGAAGATCCGATGCTATCGGCTGACGCTGATGAGATTATGGAAGAGTCGCAAAGGATAGCCTCGTTGTTGTCGCGAATGCGAGACCCTTCCGACAAGCCCATGGCCTTTGATGACAGCAGCCATTTCGTGACCGGCAAAGGCCTCGTGGCCCGGTAAACCCCCAGGGAGCAAACCAGTTGAAGAAAAAAAACGGTGGCCGGGCCATCAAGATTTTTGAGATTTGCGGCGATGATGGCCTCGTGTATACGCTGCGACCCAACTTCCAGGTAAATCCGCGCGACACGATTGAGCTTTCTTTCTCGGCTGGTCCTATTTGCTACAATATCAGCATCGAGCCCTGGAGTATAAGGCGCTATTGCGAACCGATGTCGCGCAATTCGGCCAAGCAGTTCCTGAAGGCCTGCAAGTTGCTCGCGGCCGAAACGATGAATTGAGTTTCCTTCAACGAAGGATTTGACCAACGTTTTCCGAAGTCAACAGTGTGGGAAAGCATTTGTTGATCGAGGAGTGCCCAGTTATTCCGGTTCTTGGTGCGCGCTCTGGTCCCGTTGGAGTGAACCTGTATATCAGGCGCACCGGTGCCCTGGTCGAATGGCTTGGAATGGGTCACGACTACCACGATTTGACCTTGTATCTGCGGTTTCCAAGCCTTGGCTGCGATGACGTGCTTCCGAAGGGCTTGTTCGACCTGTGGGTGCATGATGATTACATGCGCATCTCGGTTTATAAAGATGCCTTTGACGGGCCGACATATTCAACCATGTTTGGGCTCCTGATGGACAATGAATATTCTTTCAGGGGAGCAGTGGCAGCTATGGTGCCCTGGAAGATGTCCAAGCTCGAGCATAGGGTTTTGTGGGAAATTGCCGACACGATGTCCGAGAAATTGTGTTTGATGCAGGATTTCCTTTGATGGTGTGCGGTTTGTGCAACCAGGAAATCGTTGGTCGGGTCCACACGGTTGGGAGCCCCATGGATCCCGTCTTCTCTTGCGCGCCGTGCCTCGAGGTTTGTGCGCAGTTCGGGGCTTTCGTGCTTGATTGCGAGTTGCCTCGATGATCGGCTTCGTTATCGACAATTTCCCGGTATTCCCGGTCGAGCGCATCGAATACGCTGGCATGAGCGATACGCGAATCATCGTCCGATGGCCGCAACCAGAAGCGATACTTGATGAGTGGCGCAGGTGTGTTCTATACGATTCGTCCGCGAAGCACATACTTCTGGTTGGGATGCAGACAGGGTACTGCGGACTCGCGGCGGTTCCATTCGGGTTTCATCCGGTTTTCTACTACGACGACATGCCTTTAGTTATCAGGATTCATCATTGTTCGGTTCGGACCCCGACCGATGGAATTCCTGATGGATGGACCATTCAGTATGGTGCCTCCAAAAAGCCCTTATTCTACACCGAGCAACACGGATGGAGCCCTACTGAGTCAGAGGATTTTTGGGTCGCCATGTGCCCGACCAAACCCAGCGAGAGCAGGTGCTTGGACCTCAAAAAACGCATCCTCCGGCAAGCCGAGCCATTTCAGATCATGACGGACCTGGCTAAATGAGTTTCCCTCAAATGCTGACGGCGTTTATGAGTTACCGCTATCTGGTGGTTCACGTGGCCGAATGGAGTCCAGGAGAACTTACGGCCTTTCTCGACATTGGTCCCAATCCTTTCTATGGGAGCGAAGATGCCAGCAATGCCTATAAATCAGCCTACAGGGCTGTTAGTGAGAAATTATACACTTGTCTTTGGAATCGGCACATGGCGACGTTCATCGGTATGCGCACTGGGGTTTGCGTCACGATGCCATACGCTCGGATCGACATGGCCCGCGACGCCATCATGATCGAGAACAATATCGGGTATCGGCTAGGCGACACGATAGCGACTAAGCATTTCGGATTTCGAAACGCACCGATACTGCCCAGGCCTCCAGCCACCAGGCCCACCCATGTCGTGTTCGATGCTACCGGACATGGCGATTTCATGCCGGCATCGGAGGAGTCGTTTTGGGTCATCCTTCACCCTCGCAGGTTCTCGTCTGAGAAAATGGAGAAGATGTTCAAGGCTGTTATGCGCAAGGCAACGCCGCGCCAAACCATGATCGACCTCGCGGCCGGACAATGAACGACAACGCCTTTGTTATAGACGGTTGGGTGTTCGGTCCGGTCCTAAACGCTGGTTCCGAGTTCGGCAAGGAATATGCGCTAGAGACGATTTGCCCCTATGGACTAATTGGGGTTCCGATGAAAAATTTCTGTTACTGGCCCGTGTGGATAGCCGACATCGACACCATGCTTGTATGCGGGTATACGTTCGAGGACTATCACATTGAAACCATGGATTCAGGAATGATTATCGTGGTGTTGGAGGACACGGAGCCGATTTCCCATATCGCCGCATACGAACACCAGGATCCGCTCTTACTGGAATCTCGAGGGCGATTCTGGGTGTTTTGGAGCAAGGATCTGTCCCATACTGTGCCACCTCCTGTTGAGGTTCTCGTTAAACTGAAGGAGCGGGCTGCCGACCTATGGACCATCGCAGAACTGGCGAGATAGGGACTCGAGGCTTCGAAATCGGCGACTGGATGGTCGGGCCGGTGGTCGTGTGGAAGGCCAGGGAATCGTTTCCTCTGTACGTCGTAACCGCTGCGATGTTTCCTGCAGGAATGGACCTGGTGGATGGAAGAGAAGGGATCGGATTTGGGTTCGTTCTGCTCGACATTGTGTCGGAAATGGCGTTTAGGATACATGGTTCGAACAAGACTGTCGTTGACTATACGCCTGGTGGATACACCATGATACGGATTCACCGTCCGTATTTTGAGTCGAAAGCGCATCCGAACTTGTTTCATACTCCTGAACATGGTCGGTTCTGGCTAGCCTTCAATATTGCCATCCCTCCAGTCCCCGAGAATCCCGAAGACCTGATTAGTCCACTGCGCGAACACGGACCTGGATGGCTGACGATGGTCGACCTTGCCTTATGAGCGCCGAGTATGCCGCGTTCATGTTCGATGGTTGGCTGGCGACTCCGGCTATCGAGTTCCGCAGGGTTGCCACCAACCGACTCGACCTGCATGCCTATTGTCCATGGGATTCTAATGTTCGGTTCGACCATATTTACTTCGTCAACCTCGATGATTACCTGATGAGAATGTTCATCGTTCACGACTTCATGATATGGCCCCACCGAAATGGCCGGAAAATAACACTTGAAGAGATCTCAGAGGTGCCCGACAACAGGATTACCACTTCATCGTTGGGAACCTCTCCGAATTGCCGAAACGAGAAGTCTCGCCTGTGCACCGGTCGGGAATGGGTTTTCTGGATTGGTCATCGCCAGCCCATGTGGCCACCGCCAAGCCGGTCTGTTATCGAGAAACTGGATGCGCGAGCCGAGTGGTTGTGGAATGTGTTAGAATTTACCAATGGGTGAGGAAAAACGAAGCCTTCTCAGGCGCCTGCAGGACCGTTTACGGCCATTGTTCAACCGACTCGACCAGAAAGACGCCGAGGTCAGGAAAAAGGCTCTAGGGTCCATTGTGAACCTGCGCAGGCGGGTTGTCGATGGCCTCTCTGGCGCCTTTGATCGAGCGCGCAAGATTCTCCCCTTCGGGCCATCGTGGATTAAGCCCGTGGTCGACATGGCCAAGCCCGAGACGACGGCTGCGGCTCTGGAGTTCGCAACCGACGTGAATCCGGTTATTGAGGATTCGGTGTTGATTGGACGGCAAATCGTCGACACGCACCTTTCGCTCCTGATTCCCGAGTTTAATCCTGAGATGGTGCGCAATTTGGCCGAACTGCCCGGCCGCTCGGCCCTGGAGGCGGCGGCTCGACAGCAGTATATCTCTGGCCTCTCGCTTTACGCACGGGAGCAGATTGCGCAGGAGGTCACCGCAGCCGTGGTCTCGGGCGCGAGTATCGACGACCTGGCTCGGGCCATCGAGAAACACATCGGCAAGCCCGGAGTGTGGCGCTCCATTGCTGTGCGGGCTCGGATGATTGCTCGAACAGAATTGGCCAGGTCGGTGCAGGCGGTGATGACCGCGCGCATGGAACAATTGGCCTATGAGTTTCCGGGTTGGGACGTGCTTAAGTTGTATGTGGCTCAGGCTGATGCTTGTCCCCGATGCGCGCCGTTCGATGGCCGCCGGTATCGGCTCGACGGAACGCCCTACACGGATAAAGGTGCGGTTGACCTGCGCGACATACCTGGGTCGACGCAATACAAAGACCCAAAGGGAAGCATCGGCAACGAGAAGGCGCCTACCATTCCCCAACACCCGTTATGCCGATGCTCGTGGGTCGTATGGACTCCCAACTCCCTACCGCGCAAGGCGAAAGGCCAGACCGCTGGCGAATGGCTGCTCGGCGACGGCGGCTTAGCAGGACCCGAAGAGTGAAGGAAAACCTTCGGCAAGCTCGAATCCAATCCAGATCAGAATTATTCGGAGGAAACATGCTCGTCTGGCAACTAGCAAAGGAATTGTCGAAAAAGGGTATCGAAGTCAACGGAGAACCCGTTGAATCGAAGCACCTGGTGGAGGCTCTGGAGGCCGAGGGCAAAGAGGGCGTCAAGGTCCAGAGCAGGCTCGAAGATGACGAAGTCGAGTTACTCCGCGAGGTGTTCAAAGAGTCTATCACGCAGGATTTCGACGTGGTCATTAAAGATGAGCCTATCCCGTCTGACGAGAAGGTCGAGGCCGAGTTGAGTCGCGATCCGAACGCCATGCGGGTGGTCAAGTGTCGCGATGGCACGACCCACAACTTGCCGCTTTCGGTGGCCGTCGACATCCTCAAGTGGGCGCGCGCCGGTGCGCATACACGTCTGCCTATCGCCATCTACGAGCAGCGCGACGGATGGACGGCGGTGCGCGACGATGCCGGCAAGCGAAAGTTCAAACTTTACTAGGTGACAATCTTCGGATGGTCCTTCGAGGTGACGATCATGGGCTACACGTTCGGAAATTCTGGATGGGTTACCCGTGAACAGAAGTCTTCCGATGCAAAATAGGAATAGGAGCAAACAGGAATGGGCAGTGGGATTGCAACATGGCAGGAGTGGTTCTCCAGCCGAATCAGTGGTCGCGAAAAAAAGCAGGTCGCGAAGGCTATAGGTGTTCACGGCACCTACCTCTCAAAAATCGAGAAAGATGGACTGATTCCATCGCGCGAGTTGGCGCGGGCCATCGGCGAGTATTTCGGTAACGCCGAGGAGGGCTTGCTGATGGCCGGATACGCCCCCGAGGAAGTTCTGCTAGATGAGTTGGATCCGAGTTTGCGCGAGTCAATTTTGGAGTTGATGGAATGCGAACCGTCCGAGCAGGCGGCGGCCGGTATCTGGATTGGCAACGCTTGTCGAATGATCCGCGAGATAGATGAGGCCAAACGAAACTTCGCTATCCGGCAAGCCATCCTGGACATCAACGAAGACCTCTTTGAGTAGCAACGACCATACCGATCGGCCTTATCTGAGCGAACACCAGAAGGCCGCTTTGCTCATGGAGGAGTTGGCTAGCGAGGATGTGCCCTATCAGTGCCTTCAGTGCGGCGAGATTGTGATTGCTCCGAAGGATGATATTTCGCTCAGCGCCCACCCATTTGACCATCATGCCAGACCATTTTGGATTCACATCCGGTCGAGGTGGGGAGTTTGCCAACCGCGCCAGTGCCTGTGCTTGAAATGCGACCTGTACTGGTGTAGAGAGTGGAGTGACGATGCAGACACTGTATATTGGAAGACCATGGACAAAGATCGCACCTGCTTGGTCTGTGGGATGCTATTCACCCGTGGAAAGAACTTTTACCATATTCCGTTTGGCGGTGAATGCCTGTGCGCCGAGTGCGCTTACGAGAGTATGCCGGTGAAAGGGTTCCTGGGGTATAGTTGAGAAACATTCATCTAGCAAGCTCGGAGGTGTCTGGTGATTAAACAGGTTGACGGCAAGTGGTGCGTATACAACGCCGATGGATCGCGGTCTTTCGGATGTTTCGATTCCGAGGATCTGGCCAAGCAGCGCCTTGCGCAAGTCGAACGCTTCTCCGAGTGCGACATGATTTTCGTTGGCGGCCACGAGGTGCCTGTTGTCAACGACCCGTCAGCGGACCCGGCCGCAATCGCCGAGGCTTACCCGGATGCTCCTTTCGCGGCTTGCTGGCACGAGCGCGGAGGAGACCGTTTCTGGCGTTTGGCCGGCAACGATGAAATCGTTTCTAGCGTCATCGCTTCTCTCGGTGGAGAGGACGGTCAGTTCTGCGAGGAAGTTGGGCCGCCCGAGATGGCCCTGGGCGAGCGCGGAGAAAACTTCTGCACGATCCGAAGCCGGCAACTGTTTGGCGGGAATGCCATCGAGGAATCAGTGATCGTGCACCTGAACGAGTATACGCAGTGGGAGTTCGCCAAAGAGCCAGACGCAGGAGTCGTTTTCCAGACATCGCAAGACACGCTGACCGCCGTCGAGGACACCGAAACTCCCCAGGAACCATGGGACATCTACCCGGAGAGAAACCGATAATGTCATTCCTCATCATGGTCATTGCCGCATTGGCCGTCGTCGCGTCCACCGTGGTTTTCGAGGACTGGTTCATCAACCGGCATCACCGCAGACGCAAACGCGGATAAACCTCCAAAACCGAGCAACTGAGCCCATGCCTGCTAAGGGAAAAGCCCCAGGAGGTTGGTCCCGAGGCCCTTCGATTGTGGAGTTTGTTTGGTTGCGAGGTAATGGATTCGCCGAGGCCTGGAAGTTTCCTTCTACCCTGTCTAGTTGAGTTTGTTTCACGAAATGATTGAAAAAGGTTCGTATTCCGCATGCGCGGAAATCGGAACCCGTGAAACGTTTACGTTACGAAACCATTGCGATGCCGAACGCGCGCCTTGTCGAGCGGGCCCAGGACCCCCAGGGTCGAGTCTGGCAAGTGGTCGTGATCGAAGCTGGGGTTTCGGCCAACAAGAATCTCTACAAGCCCGAGGTGTTGCGCCAGGCTGTTCCGCTTTTTGAGGGTAAGCCGGTTGCTATTTACCAGTTTGCGCGCCCGGGCGGAGGCGACGGATTCGACCACGCCTCTATGGATGTGCGCCGCCTGATTCCCGAGGGTGTAGCCGGGAATGTTGTTGGCGTATTGCGGAACGTGCGGATGGGGGAAAGCGATTCGGCGAAACAGGGCAAGACGGTCCCCGCGATTATCGCAGATTTGCACGTTACCGATGACTGGCTGCGGAACACTCTGATGCGCGCGGCCGAGTCTGGTTCGGCTGATTTCCTAGAGTTGAGTATCGAGGCTGAAGGCCCGCACACGCTGGGCTATGCGGAAGGCCAGCCGGTGCGCGAGATTCGCCAAATTTCCCGAGTCGAGGAACTGACGGTGGTTACCAAAGGGGCTGCTGGAGGCAAGTTTTTGCGCCTCGTGGCCTCGATGCAGTCTGGACTCGAGACGCTGGATTCCGCATTTGGAATCACCGCACAAGAGTTGAAGAAAAGTTTGGAGTCGCCTTCGGGCGGAGCCAAAGAGCAGGCCCTGGGGGCCGAAAATACACCAGCCGTTAAGGAGGCTGCAAAAATGAATCGGAAATTGCTTGTCCGTGGGCTCCGTTCGCTGGAGTATACCGGCAACCTGGAGGAGTCGAGCACCGAGGAGCTTCATGAGGCACTGGGCGCGCGCCTGGCCGAGATGAAGACTCCCGACGACAAAAAGAAGAAGATCATGAAAATGGTCGAGGAAGACAACATGGAGGGCGCCATGCAGGCTATTAAGGCTTGTATGGACTCCTACAAAGAGGCGACCACCGAGCCGGTTGAACCGGTTGCGGAGCCAGCCTCCAAGACTCCTGAGGCCGCTCCTGCGGCTCCTGTTGCTCCCGAGGCTCCCGTTGCGGCCCCTGTTGCGCAACCGGCTGCGGCCGCTCCTGAGCCGGCCATGACCGAAGCCCAGAAAGCCGTGCTGGAGGCCGCGAAGCGCACCGAACTGATCGAGTGCCGCATGCTCCTAAACGAGCAGTTGCGGGAGTCCGGTCTTCCCTCGGTTGCGACCGACGAACTCAAGCGCCAGTTCTCCGGCCGCACGTTTAAGGCCGAGGACCTGCGCGAGGCCATCGAAGGGCAGAGGAAGATCGTGGCAAGTCTCAGCAGAACTCCCGAATCCGAGGGCGCCGGTGTTCGCGTGTCCGTTGGAGCCGAGAAGGTCGACCGCATGAAAAAGTGGGCCGACGCGATGATGGGCTACAAGTGGCAAGAAGCCGATGGCCTCAAGGAGTCCGACAAGGAGCTTTATAGACTGGTTCCGATTCGGCCTTCGATTCGCGGCTTCTTCCGCGAGTGGTTCGACGCCGATGTTTGGCAGATGCAGAAGGGCCAGCACGGCCCGGGCCGCATCGTCGAGGCAACGACTGCTGACCTGACCTACGTTCTCGGTGACTCTACCGAGCGCGCGTTGCTGCAGGCCTACAATCAGGCCGAAGCGCACTGGCAAGAGGTTGCGACCATCGTGCCCATCGACAACTTCAAAACCCAGAAGCGGATTCTGGTGGGCGGTCTCGGCATCGTTCCAACGGTTGCCGAGGCAGGGACTTACCTGCAGGCCGGATTCCCTGCCGACGAGCAGGTAACCTACACCGCTGCAAAAAAGGGCTATCTGGTGCAGTTGACCTGGGAGATGATCGTCAACGACGACCTCGACAAACTCCAGGCGATGCCCCAGGAGATCGCGAACTCCTGCGTCCACACCTTGAACGAGTTGGTCTGGAAGACGGCCATCGCGAACAACGGTGGGACCATCGGAGCCGACGTGAGTTACGACGCCGTGTCGATTTTCAACTCGGCTCACGACAACCTCGCATCGGACACCCTGGCATATCAGCCGGTTGCCGACATGTGGGAGCGACTGACCAACCAGCGCCGGTTCGCCAACGTTCTGCGCCTCGAGGCCGCGATTGGTAGCACCAGCGCCACCGAGATTCAGTTGGCGAAGAGGGACGGAACCGCAATCACCGACATCACCGCGTTCCTCAAGCAAGGTGATGTGATTCAGATCGACTCCGAGAAGATGCTGGTGGGCTCCCTGCCGGGTTCTTCGGGCGGATCTTACGCCAACGTGACTCGCGGGATTGGTGGAACGACCGCCGCAACGCACTCCGACGAGGCTCGCGTCGAGCAACTCGGAGCCTTCCTGAACCCTCGGATGGTCAAACTGGTGGTTCCTCACACGAAGCGGGCCGAGATGTTCCAGATTCTCAACTCGCGACTCAAGCCCGGAGGCGGAAACAACGACGTTTCGGCCATCTATCCGGACGTTTCCACCGGTCGACTTTCGGGAATCGCGATCCAGAGCGATTACCTCGGTTTCGACCTCGACAACTGGTTCATGTTCGCAGACAAGCCCGTCGAAGTCGGCTTCCTGGGCGGTCAGCAGAATCCTCAGATTCTCCTGCAGGATGACCCGATGGTCGGCGACGCGTTCACCGGAGACAAGTATACCTGGAAATGCCGCCAGGTTTACGGGATGGTCTTCACCGACCACCGCAAAGCGCAGGCTTCCATCGCCTCCAGCTAATCCAGGCTTCGAGCCTGATTGGCGGATAACCGAGGGCCCCTCAGTTGAGGGGCCTTTTCCATTTCAGTTAGTCGTTGCGCTCTGCCAACTCGTACATGATCATGACCGATTCTGAGAACTCTCGGAACGCGGTCTGATCTGACTTTGACATTGGTTCTGGGTGGTCGATAATGAAGACCGGGATGGCGAAATATTCATACGGCGGTGGATGGGATGTCACTGCCGCAGCCAGTATCATTTGAGCGTATTCGTCGACGGGATTGAATCGAAATCCGCTATAGGTTTTCCCGCGAAATCGAACCGTTTGAACCATGACAGGATTCATCCTGGTGCATAGGAAGCGGTCGATCTCGGGGAAATACAGATTCAAGTCAGGTCCGTAGGAAGTCAGGCACAACTCATTCGAGGTAACGACTACTCGTTGCAGTTTGGAATCTTCCCACCTGTCGGCCCACCCTAGTATGCACCGGTATCGCCAGCGCAGTTCCTTAACCACGATGTTCATTTCGCCAACTCTTTCATGATCATGACGGCTTCGAACTTCTCGGCAAATTCGCGCCGGGCCCATAAGTCGATAGTAGTTTTGAATCAAACGGGGCTACCCAAACGCTGGTTGCTGGAATCAGGTGGCCAGAAATCTTGAAATAGGTTTTGCCAGGACTGTACACTATGTGCTCTATCGAGTTTTCGTCAACGAAAATGATGTCTCCATCACCAACATAGATTGCGAGGCTCGACGGAGGTTCGATGGGAAACCAGGAGTCATTGAACCAGATTTCCTGATGTCCATACCTGGAACATGACAATGCGTGAAATATTCTCATTTCGCCAACTCTCGCAAGATTTTGTGAGCCTCGAACAGGTCCATCAATTCAGTTCGGGTCGGCGCGTAATCTGAGTAAATGGGGATCATGAGAATCACTCCCGAGACGACCATATTGTCACAACTGATGCAAAAATGGAATTCCCTTTTGCCCTGGTAAAATTGGGAAACAGGGATGACCTTTACGTTTGACCAGCCTATGCTAGAGCCGTAATTGCACCCGTGACAAATAGCAATTTTTTCAGGGCAACCATCCAATGACCCGGGAAAATAGCAGACCTGATGGCCTAAATTTCGATAAGACAAGTCGTGAAGGGCTGGCCATGCGCGCCCCTCGTAACACCGGAGTTTGCTCACATGGGTATCGTATCACATCTGTTAACGTTTGTCCACATTGAAGAAAATTGAAGGTGAAAAAGGAGTTTTTTCAAGTCTGGGGAATACTCAGGGCATAAGGCAATCGCTTCGCTTGCGTCACCTGCGAAGCCAAGACTGGTTCGTTTCGTTTGCTCCGAACAGAACAGGTAAAGCCTGAAAGGGCCCCAGGATGCGAGTTCTAGGGCCCTTTATTTTTGCCAATGTGAGGTTGAAGTGCCTGTATCCCAGAACTGCGCATCGTGCGCTAATCGGGCCGAAGACGGTTTGTGCAATGTGATTTCTATCACTGTAGGGCTGTGGAACTGGTGCGAGCACTGGGTTGTTAAGCCAGGGTTTGTAGGCAAATATTCAACCTGCGCGGAAGTTGAACAGTAGATGGATCTGATCGACGTTCGCAATCGTGCACGGGACCTCGCGCCGCTAGATGACGGTGTTGTTCCGTTGATGCTGTCCGGTATCCTGACCGCCGCCCTGAACATTTCAGGAAGTTCTCTGCGAGCCCGAGCGTTCGACCAGGGTTCGCGGGAGACTGTTGCGGCTGCCGAGACGCGATTTTATGACACTGCCCGAGTAGGTGACGTGTTCCTGATCGGAACGGAACAGGTTGCGGTAACGGCCAAGTCCACTTCGCCTGTGCTGACGGTCTCGCGGGCCTATAATTCGACCACGGAGGCCAATCACTCCACTGGAGATTATGCCGACTGCTTGGCTCTAGATAATGCCGAGGGCCGCTCTATTCAGGCTGCAGTATTGAAGTTTTCTCGGGATATGCCGGCCCAGCATGTCGTATCGCTGTCGAACAATGACTCGGGCCTATATGACCTCGAGTCGCTTGTTTCTGGGTGGGACGATCTCACTCATTCGGTGGTGGATATTGAGTCCCCGATTTCCACCGATGGCGATTCGAATCTGCTCGACAAGTCGGATTGGACCCAGGAGAAGCGATATTCGGGAGGCTCGGAGAAGTCGTTTTTGCGCTTCCTGGAGGGCGACCCTGGGCAATCGTTCCTGTTGTGGTATCGCGGCCCGCATACGCTGACGGCATCGACCTCGACCCTGTCTGCTAACGACAAGGAGGGTGTTGCCCTGTTGATGGCCGCAGACCGGGCCCGGATGGCTGCGCTATACTACTCGCGCGCAACAGAACGAGCCAGGCTGGGAGCTGACGGAGTGGCCTACAACCAGAAACCATCCTCCTACAAGTCTATGGCCGCCATGCTGGAGCAGCAGTATCAAAACCACATCGGGCAGCGATCAAGGGCCCATTCCGTGCGCGGCAATTGGGACACCGGGTTCGCTTCCACGGGACGTAATGTTCGGCGAAGAATCTTCAACCCCAATTCCCGATTCTAATCTGTGGGTTATCGAGCGGTTGGCCGGCTATCCCGATGTTCCGCGTTTCGAGTTTAGCCTATCCGAGGTCATCGAGGCTTATGAGGTCCTGGATTGCAACGAGCGCAGCCTGTTCGCCCTGGTGCATTACGCGCACCATATTCGCGCCCAGTCGTTAGTCGAGACGGCTCACCAGTTGCGCGGCATATTCCCCTAGCACCACTTGGAAAAGGTTCGCTTTCGGCATGCGCGGAAATCGGAACCCGTAAGCCGTTTAGCGAGGAGTGCGAAAAATGGGAAATCCGACCGACATCATTGAGTTTGGCGACAAGGGCGAGTTCCGAGTGGACAGTTCCGGCCGCCAGTATCGCGAGGGAGTCGACCGCGCGCAGATTGTTGCGCCGTTTCCGCTGAAGGCTCCGGCCGCAATCGGAATGCTAGCCTCTGGGGTTTTCCTGCCTTGCAAAGGCCGCATCGAGGGCTTGCGCCTCCAGTGTGGGACGTTGCCCACCAACCCGACGGATTCGTTCTCGGTCAACGTGTCGGTGGGCGGCCTTTCGCTCTTCTCCTCGGCTCAGGCGTTTGCTCGGGAAATCAGTCCCTCGGATTTCCTGGTGACCACCGATAACGAGGCGACGTTCACGTCATACTTGACTCAGGTCACCGGGACCGGCCATGCCCAACTCGATGCCCTGAGCACGGCTGCGAATGGCGATTACTTCTATGTCGGGTACTCCGATATGTTCGGTGGTGTGCGCTTGACGATGGACGGCGCCGAAGTGAACGCCAATGCAGCCACGTTGGCTGCTCAGTATTGGACTGGGTCGGCCTGGGCCACGATGACTGTTGCCTCGGACGGAACGGCTTCGGGTGGTGCAACGCTGGCGCAAACCGGACTGGTGACGTTCACGATGCCGGCCGCCGGTAACTGGGCCAAGAAAACCATCAACGACACCGAACTGTATTGGATTCGATTCAATGTTTCGGCGGCCATGAGTGCCACGACTTCGGTTGACACGGCCGCCGTTTTGAGGTTGGTGAATCACTACTACACGTTCACTGCCGACCAGAACCAGGCATTCGCAGCTGGCGACGAGTTGCGTATCATCTGCACCGAAGCCGACAGCAACGCGGCCAGCCTGAACGCCGTGGTATTCGGAGCCTTCTAGGATTCCTCGCGCCGGAAATCGAATCCGGTGATATGAGCACATTCGAGTATGTTGCGGATAGCCTTCCGGGAGACTGGAGGGCTTATTCTTATGTTCTTGGCCGCGTTTTCGGAGTCGATCCGATGACGATTTTTCAAAATGTCGGAAAATTGGCAAGCGGAAGCCAGTTGGCCATCGAGTTTTTCTGCGATCATGTCGGAATATCGACCAGGATGCTGCTTGCAAAAGGTGCACTCATGGGGCCCGGGGGAAGGGTTTCGTTGCGAACCCATGAGGAGATTGACCGAGCCGTCGACGCTCTGGAATTGTGCATCAGGAATATGCTCGAAACAAAGGATAACGGCAGTTAACGACGAACCTCGTCGGTATGGGTGACGACAGGCTTTCCTTTCATTGCAGGCTTGAGCAAGAGCCTGTTCGGTGCGAGAAGATCCACGTGCGCAGGAACATGCATTTTGCGTGTGAGAGAACGGCTCTGTATACGGTTCCGCCTCGTAACAAGGCATATTGTTCGATTCATGTTCCGGGTAACTGCAAGAATGTTTTCGACATTTACACCGGAACGCGCGTCCCCGAGTTGCTTATCGGGCTGAAATGGGAGTGCACTAGCAACTCGTTTCACAGTATTTATCGAGTGCGCTCGAACATTGCTCCTTTCAGGTATTCGATACCGCAGGACAGGAAGAAGCTCGATGAAACCACCATGAAAGCATTAGCCGACCCAGGAGGCATGGCGCTGCCTCATGGTGGACCGAGGGGATGGCCTGACCATATCGAGTATTACGAAAACCAGATTGACCTGGGATTGAGGAGAATTCGATCAGGGTTGGCCAAAATCGAGATATTGCTAGATGATTGCCGAACTGCTGCTAGATTCCTGTTGAGACACTCGAGTGGGCTTCGCAAACGTTGGGGCGACGATGTCGAAGGATACGTTATGCACAGGTGCGGAATCACGAAGTGGCCGGTAACCGTCGAGGAGTTCATCGCTGGAGAAATGACGAGACCGCCGGCCACTGACGAGCAAGAGGAGGATTTACCGTTTTGACGCTCAGAGCCCCATTCCCGTGGTTTGGCGGGAAATCGAAAGTCGTTGATGAGGTTTGGCCGCGCCTCGGTAATCCGCCAAACTATGTCGAGCCGTTCGCAGGTTCGCTGGCGATGCTTCTCGGGCGCCCGGATTGGGAGGGCAAACTCGAGACCGTTAACGACAAAGATGGTTTTATCTGCAATGTGTGGCGAGCCATCGCGCTCGACCCTGAATCGGTTACGCATTGGGCGGATTGGCCGATCAATGAAAACGACCTGCATGCGCGGCATCATTACCTACACGTGCGCCGTTCCGAGTTGGTCGAGCGTCTCGAGGGCGATCCCGAGTATTTTGATCCCATGATTGCCGGTTGGTGGCTCTGGGGGATCGCTTCCTGGATTGGCAGCGGTTGGTGTTACTGCAATGGCCCATGGCGCGTTTCAGAGGGACGCTTGCTCAAGATGGAAAAATCAGGCGGAATCAAGCGGCAACTTCCAAGTCTTGGCAATCGCGGCCAAGGCATCAACCGGCAACTCCCACATCTGGGAGATAGTGGTCAAGGAATCAACCGTGCATCATCGGATTCGCTGCTAGACTACATGCAGGAATTGTCCAACCGGTTGCGGCGTGTAAGAGTATGCTCGGGAGACTGGAAGCGCGTTTGCGGACCAACCCCAACCAGCCATAACGGAATGACTGGAATGTTCCTCGACCCGCCCTACGCCCACGATGACCGATGCACCGACGTTTATGCCGAGGGCGAAGATGACGCCAATCTGTTCCATGAGGTTGTCGACTACTGCCTCGAGAACGGTTCGAACCCGCTCTTGAGAATCTGCTTGTGCGGATACGATGGACCCTGGACGCAACGCCTGGAGGCCAAAGGATGGGAAACCGTGGCATGGAAAGCGTCCGGAGGATACTCGGGCCAGAGCAAATCGGGTAACGACAACCCGAACCGCGAACGCCTGTGGTTCTCTCCAGCCTGCCTGAAATCGGACGCGGAGCAATATACTCTTTTTTGAAGGAATCCAAGCCCCAACCGATGAACACCAATGGCAGATCTAGTAGTACCTAAGTAGGGGTTGTGCAGTGCGTGCATAACCCGCAAGCGGGCCCCCAGCGGCCCGTTCTCTTTTTCTCATTAGTTGACAACCGTTAACGTTATTGTTATACTCAGTTCAGAGCAAACGAACGGACGGAGCAACGAACGATGATTAACGCCACTTACACCTTGCGCAACGCCAAGACCGGAAACCACGTCACCTTTCGCGTGTCGACGTGGGCCAAAGCCGGTGAGCGCATCGTTTCGCGCTGCATCGGCCACGACCAATACCTGGCCATCGGGTTCCTGAAGGCCGACGGCCGCCTGGTTACCTGGAAGAAATTCCGGGGCGGCGAACACGAGCGAGTGGCCGCGTTCTTTGTCCGCGCGATGGCTCAGACCATTGCCGGAAGACCGGTCGAAGGCCTCGAAATCCGCATCGCCGACAAGTGCTGCGCGCGTTGCAACAAGGCGTTGACCACCCCGGCCTCGTTGGACACTGGTTTCGGCCCGGTCTGTGCCGCCCGCATCGGCATACCCCACACGACCCACGCCAAGCTCACCCCGGCTCAATTCGCTGTTGCCCTGCGCGACACCATGGCTCAGATCAAGGGTCAAGACGAGCCCGACGGCGACGATGACGGGCCGCGCGAAGGCGTGAGTTCCCCTCAGAGCGTGGACAGCAGCCCGGACGACCTGCGGGGAGCCCTGGACTATTTCGCGGCCAAGGAAGCCAATTACGCGGCCCAGGGGCGCGAGCGGGCCATCGAGGCCAAGCGGCAACAGCGCCAGGCCGTGTCAAACTGGGGTGGCGGTAAAGCGGTTGCTGAGGCCGTGTATGCTCCTCTGGTGGCCAAATCCGAGCGCGACCCGCTCGAGACACTGACCAGGATGGCAGATAGACACGAGAGTTACCTGGACGGAATTTTCGGCATCGAGCCCGAGTTTACACCAGAGCAGGAAGCCAAGCACGTGGAACTGTGCGGTGTCTGGAATGGCTAGAGGAAGCCCAACCTGGTGGACCTCGGACGGGTATCCGCGCTTTTGCCAATTCTCCCCATCCGAGTGCGGAGTTTACTCGCAAGAGGTGGCTCTAGTGCAGATTGCCTGCGGGAACTGCGGTCACCGGTTTCGCGTGGTCGAGGAGTGGCAACCGCGTTTCCACCTGCCCGAGAAACAGAATCCTCGCCTCTCCTCCAGGCCCGACCACATCGGCTGGGGCGACCCGCCCAATCTGCCATGTTGCGCCTCTGGTCCAACCATGCACAGCGATACCATCCGAATCCTGGAATTCTGGGAATGCGTCAGTCCGGGCGAGTGGGCGCGCAGGCCGGACATCGAAGCTACGGTGTTCGAATGACGAAAGATGAGCAGGATGCCGTCATTACCATGGCTCAAATGGCCGGGCATTGGATCCGCATCAGGTGCGACCATTGCCGTTTAGTCGCCACCTCGATTTCGGCCCTTGCTTATCTGGAAAAATTTACCCGTGTGACCATGGGATGCGTACAATGCGGGAAGGAACTCGAGTTGGCGACTCTTGATCCTAACCATGTTAGCGAAACGGGAGACCTGGAAGGTTACGTTCAAAGATGGATGGTCCGGCTCGAATAGGGCTAGAAGTACCCGCGCGTGATTCTGGCATGCACATCACGCACCGCCCCGACAGTTTCACCGCAAACGATTCCGAGTTCGAGCGCAAAGCTCATCGCATCGCAGTTGACCGAAATGTTGAACGATGCCAACTCGTATCCTGAAAAATCATCAACGATACCGGGTATAGCAAAGGTCTCGATTATGGACCTGCACTCCTCGACGAACATGTTCACTTGCAGCCGGTCGCGCGGGTTGTTCTTCTCGGGCCGCAATTCCAACTCGACCACCGAGAAGTTGAGTTCGCTACTGAGGTTGAACTTCCATATTTGCAGCATCTTCTATTCCTGTCTACGAAGGATTCTATCCGGTTCGGTTGAAGGGTTACCTCGCACAAAACCCCTATTGAAGGCCCCGGGATCTCGGTTCTGGGGTTTTCCCTTAGAATGAGGTTTCCGGTCTGAACCGTTGCGAGAAGTTGGATGGGTTACCTCGCACAACCCACCCAGACCGGACTCTATCCATGAAGCGGTCCCGAACCAGGCGATTGCCTCTCCCAATTACCGAGGAAACACATTTGGCCAACTCGTCGAACGCGAACTCGACTTCTGAGGGAGTTGATTCCTCAGTAAACTCGAGGATTCCACCCCGCTTTTGCCCGTTGGGTTCGTGGATGGAGAATCTGAATTTCAGCGGGTTCCCGTCACATTCTTTGACGGTAAGCACGTATCCGCATTCCATGCAGGCCTCGAAGGCGCCGCCGATGCGCCGGAACATGATTGTCATGACCTCTAGTTTGTCCATGCTCATGAGTTCTAAGCTCACCCCATCCATTCCTACGCGAAGCCGATACCATCCGGCAACCGAGCCCATGTGTCTGTGGGAAAAGGCATCCCCTATGCCGGTTGGCCCCTTCTAGGCTTTTGTTTGTGCGAAGTAAGGGAGGTCTTCGGCCTGCGCGGAATTCCTAGCATGTGGACATCAAAGCGAAGTTCAGGGCGGTAGGAAACTTTTTCAAGAAACCGCTGAAGGCCGTCGAGAATCGGTTAGACAGGCCTATTGAAGATGCGGCTCTTGGATTGATGCATGATATTCAATTCGCAACACCGGTTGGCGCCAGTCCGTCGAGCGACTCCCTGCAGAACTCTTGGAACATCCGAAAAACCGGATTGCTGGCCTGGGAAGTTTTTTCAACAAAGGATCCGATCTGGCTCAGACCTGTTGAATTCGGTCGACGCGCCGCTCCCGTTCCGGTTTACGCTCTGGTGCCATGGGTTCAACTGAAAATCAATCCCGACCCCATCGCGGCGCGCGGCATTGCGTTTGCTATCTCGCGCAAGAAGGCGCACACGCCAACTCCTGGGCAAAAGTTCGTGCAGAAAACGGCTGATGCACAGTTGCCGAAGATCGGTCGACTCCTGCGTTCCAGGCTGGAAATCGAAGTGCTCAAGGAGCTGGGATAAATGGCTGACTGGTCAGCTATCCGAACGGCTCTGGCGGCTCGCATTGCTGCCGCCTCGGGAACGCAGTGCCATTCTCGCCAGGAATGGACGGACGGTTCCCCGACCTCGCGCGATTGGCGCACGTTGTTCGGCGAGGATGAAGGCGCGGGAACCGATACCGTGCATTTCTGGGAGATCACCAGGATGGGCCGCACGGCGACCGACCATGAAGAGTCTGATGATGTCATCGTGACGCGATTCCGGGTGGCACTGGCAGGGTATCTGAGTCACGATTCCGAGTATCTCACCGAGGACGATTTCCAGGATATCATCGACGCTATTTCCGAGGATCTGGAAACTGGTGACAGGACGCTCGGAGGAGTTTGCAACACGCATGGCCTGCCAAGTTTCGGGACCATCGGATACGGCGAACTGGTGGATGGAGTTTGGTGCCATGTCGCGCGCGCCGATTTCGAAATTGAGGTGCAGGAGACACGTTCTGTTTCGGGCACGTCGGGAACAGACCAGGGGGACACCGGATTCCACGAGTCGGAACTCAAGGAGGTTGGCGACGCGCTCATTACATTCCTGAGTTCATCGGTGGTGAGTCCGCTCGGTCTGGTTTCCTGGGGTTGGACAGGGCGCCCAACTCAGGATTTGATTTATCCGTCTCTGCCGCGTACCAGATTACCCAAAGCCACCCTGCGCGCTGTTTCGGGCAATTCTAATTCTGCAACAATCGGTGCCTGCAAAGCGAATGCTGAGTATGTCTACGAGATTCGCTATTACGCGGTTCAGGTTCCGGGCCAGGACCATCACGAGCGCACTCTGAGGGCGTTGAAGCGGTTCGTCGACCCGTTTGCGCGCACCGGATTTGCGCCGCAACTTGGAGTTAATGGATTCACCGAGATTGAATCCACCCTGATCGAGGCAATCGAAGACGATTTGGACCATCCGCTAGGCGATCCGAATCTTCGAGTATCGTGCTTCGGGATTAATCTGACCATCAGAGGCCAGACTCAAGGCCCTGTCTCTTAGCCAAAGGTTCCCGTTCCGCATGCGCGGAAATCGGGTTACCGAGGTAGTTTTTCAACATGGCCAAGAAGAAAAATCAAGCGGTTCTCTGCGTTTTGCACCCTGGTCCCAACAATCCAGGGGGCGCTTATGTGCGGATCGTCAACCTCCCTGGAGGTGTCGGAGAGGTCGTAACCCGATACGGGAAGCCCGAGAAGTTCGCCACGCACCTGGCCATCGCGATGAAAAAGGCTCGGCCGTTCTCCGTTCTCGACGACGGAACCAAGGTCGGTTTCGAGGTTCTCGAGGGAGACTTCAAATCGGTGCGAGAAGCCGAAGAGTCAAAACCGGAACCGAAAGCTGATCCCGAGCCGAAAGCCAAGAGCAGTGCAAAGGCCGGCGCGAAAACCTCGAAAGGCGGTAAAAGCTAGTGAGCGGAAAAGGCAAAAGAGCATTTCTGGGGTTTGCCACTGAGTCGACTTACGGGACCGGTGCGGCTGCCACGACTTTCATTCAGTTCACCGAGGGAAACCTCTCGGCTCCGCGCGAACTGATTGAGTCGAACGCCCTGGCAGCCTCGAGAACCATTCTGCAGGCAACCAATGCTGCTCAGACTCCCGAGGGCACGTTCACCAGCGAAAACGATGGTGTCGCGCTCGGTCTGCCATTCTTCTACTGGAATGGCGGTTCTTCCGGTCACTCCGTTTCCGCGCTAGGAGATCTGATTTCCACGGCTCCGTCGATGACCCCAGCCTCTGGTCCGAACTCGGCCAGCCCTCTCGGGTTCGCGGTTACTACCGATGACGGAGCGACCTTCACCTCTTATCTGACCGAGGTTACCGGCTCCGGCAACGCGCCGTTGGACAGTTTGAGCACGGCTGCGAATGGCGACTATTTCTATGTCGGGCATTCGCAAAAGTTCGACGATGTGACGCTGACCATGACGGCCAACGTCAACTCCAATGCATCCACGCTGGCGGCCCAATACTGGGACGGCGATGAGTGGCAGACCATGACGATTACCGCCGATGGCACGGTATCGGGTGGTGCAACGCTGGCGCAAACCGGAACCGTGGAACTGACCAGGCCTTCCGGCTGGAAAATGCTGGCGCTCGGCTCGCTCCCGGCCCTGTATTGGGTCAGGTTCTCCGTGTCTGCGGCTCTTTCGTCTTCGGTCGAGGTCGATACCGCAGCGGTTGTTTTCGACGCTTTCGGTGCCACCGGGAACGCGGCCGCAGGAGACTACACCTGGAGAGTGGCCGGAGTCTGGAAGTGGGATCCATACGACGATGCCACCGAACCGAAATACGTGATCACGCCAGCTTCTTCCGCCTCGTCGACCGCAACTGCGGCGAGCGGCGGTCGCGTGGCCATCTCCTGGACTAACCCAACTGGATTGACTTTGCCCGACGACTTCACCTATTACGGTACTATCGTCTATCGTTCTGACGCAGGCCCGACCGGAACTCACGAGTTCGCGTTTTTCGTACTGGGAACAGCCTCAAGCTCGGTCGATTACGGCCAGGCCAAAGACGCCGCCGTGGACGCTTTCACCGACTCGATTTACGAGCACACCTTTACTCTGCCGGCCGGTTCTGCCGACCTTCCCGGGTTCTCGGCCACCTACGATCAGGACGTGTCTTTCGCCAAGCGGGCCGAGGGATGCCGGATGGACACGTTCGAATATACGATTGGTGGCGTGAACGAAATCACTTCCATCGCGTTTGGCCTCTTGGCATTGCGCGCGGTCAAAGTGGCTAAGCCCTCTGGCTCGGTCACCGTTTACGAGCCCATCGTTGGTGCGCGAGCCATCGCAGCCATCGACGGAACCGGGTCTTGCGATATTGAATCGCTTTCCATTTCGGGCGAGAACGGCTTGGAACACGTCTTCGGTCTGTGCGGAGTAGCCGAGGCTCGCAATATTCAAGACAACGATTTCAGGCGCATCTCGGGCCAGTTCACGCGGCAGCAAGTGGACCTGGACTTTTTCGAAAAAGTTCAGAATGGAACCGAGTTCAGCCTGCAGGTCTCCTCGTATGGAGAATCCATCAACTCGACCTCCGACACCAACGTTACCGACCACGGAATCAAGGCCGACGCGTTCCCGTTCATGACGATTTTCGACGTCTACCGGTGTCGCGCTGGAGATGCCGACGCTCCCGTTCCCTCGGGCGGTGGCCGCATCATCGAAACCGTAACCTGGTCGGCCTTCAAGGACAATACGACCGGAACCGATATTCAGTTGAGGGTGTTCAACACGGTTTCGAACTACAGCTAGGGGGAGAACTTGAACGCTAGACAATTCCAACGTCAAGCTCACCGTTCCCGAAACGTTCTCCGCGAGGCTTCGACCAGGAGGATTCCGCTATCCCAGCAAGTTCCGCCATTGGATTACCAGAAGGGGGAACTGGATGTTCCGGTTGTCGACCCGTCCGACCCTCGCAGTTTTGGCGCCATTGGCTGGCTTGCTCGTTTGATGCATGGCGAGATCGCCGACAAGAACCCGGCCACTGAGCTAATCCATGTTGCCGGAAAGTCGGTTGTGTTGACTCGCATGTCGGGCGAGGCGCTTGAGCAATGGACTCGCATGCGGATTGCCGCAGCCGACCTCGGGACTCAACTACAGGTATTCGCGGAATCGATGGATCGCGAAAGCGAAGAAGACGTGACCGAGTTCAAGGATTCGCTCGCCAAGGTGATTGCTATCGGCATGGTGTTGTGCGCGAATGCTACAGGTTGGGAAATCGAAGAGGTTGGTGCCCTGAAGGAGTCGGATCGTCGCTTCATTGTCGACCGTCAGGCCGGGCTGAACAACGATGACGCGGCCGCCGAGTTTATGGACCCCTATTGGCGCATGGTGGAGAACGCACAACGGCTTCCCTGGCCTAGCAAGGCGGGCTAATGGCTAACCGTCTACAAATCGCGCTCGAACTGCAAACCAGGCAGTTTAATGACGCGCTCAAGCAGTCTCGGCAGGCTGCCTCCGAGATGACCGGAGAAATCCTGAACGGAGCAACGAAGGCCTCAATTGCCCTTTCGGGACTATCCTATTCGGGCGGAAAAATTCTCAAAACCTTCATTGGCGCGGCCGCCGAGGTTCAGAATTATCAGGCCGCGTTGCGCGCCCTCACGGGATCTGCAGGTGCGGCCGAACAGGAGTTTAAAAAACTTCAAGACTTCGCGACCAAGACTCCGTTTGAGTTGCCTGGAGTCATCGAGGCTGGCATTAAACTGCGAAGCCTGGGCGCCGAAGTAGACAGATTCTTGCCTATTGCTGGCAACCTTGCCGCCATTTTCAATCGGGATATTCCCGACGCCGCTGCGGCAGTTGGGCAAGTTGCTTCTGGTGCCCAGCAAGGTATTGAAAGACTTTCAGACTCCTTCGGTATTTCGCGCAAGACGCTGATTGAGTATGGAGCGGCGTCTGGAGAAGCCGGTTCGGTATCGCTGAAAACCTCCAAAGATGTCGAGAAGGCTCTTCAAGCTATTGAGAAATTCTCAAAAGCAAAAGGCTTCGACAACGCCATGGAAGAGCGGATGAAGACCATCGCGGGTCAGGCATCCAACCTTCAGGACGCTATTTTCAAGCTCTCCGCATCCCTCGGCGAAGCCCTGGTTCCGACTGTAGGGCCCATCGTGTCGAAACTGACCGAGCTGGTCACGAAATTCAACGAGCTTGGACCAACCACCAAAAGCATCATCGCGACATCGCTCCTGTTTGGGACGACGTTGGCAACAGTTGGGGCCGGTGTTTCCGGTTTGATCGCGCTATTCTCCCCTCTGGTGGGAGCCATCGGATCGGCCACTGTTGCGATGCAGGCCGAAGCGGTAGCTGCAACCACGGTTTCGCGCGCTGCTCTTATCGCAGAGGCCAATGTTCTAGCGGCCGGAGAAGCGGCCGTGGCCGCAGCAACCGGATTATCGGGAGCGGGAGCAGCCGCTACAGGGGCGGCCGGAGGGTTCGCGGCGATGGCCTCTGCTGCTCTTCCTCTTGTTGCAGTTGCGACCGCCGTGGCTTTGATTACCGTAAAACTGTACGAGGCAAAAATTGCCGCAGACGAAGCCGCGAATGCCTATCAGGAGAAAATGACCAAGGCTGTGGGACAAACCACAGAGGAGGCTCTGCGGCTCGATAAGGTCCTGGACTCGGTGAAGACAAAAGGTGCGGAATCCGCGAAAGCGATTCAAGACGCCATCAAGTCCACCGGCCAGCGTCCCGACCAGGCGTATAACGATTCCCTCAAAGAATCGGCTGTGTTGCGCGAGAAAATCTTTTACTACCAGGAGGAAGAGCGCAAGACTCAGGAGCAAATCAACAAGCTCAGTTTGCGATACAGAGCTGGTATTGTCAAAGGTCCTGAGTTCAACAAACGTAATGCTGAATTGCAGACACAACTCGATTTCCAGCAGCGCGCGATTGACCTGTACGTCAAACAGCGTGTCGAGGTGCTCAAGGTAACCTCTGCAACGCGACCGCTGGCGGAAGCATCCAAGGCGGCCGCAGAGGAGCAGGCCAAGCAGTTCGAGCGCGCCAGAAAGGCTTACGAGGAATTCAAAAACGCCACATCGGCTGGAGAATTCCTCAATCCGCGAGCCGAACTGAATGCTCTTGATGCGATTATCGGAAAGCTCGACCAGACCTCCGAGGAATACAAGAAGGCATTTCAAGAACGACGCAAACTGGCAGTCCAAGTCGCCAAATACGAGAAGCAACAGGCTATCGATGCCGCTTTATTCCGGGTTGAAAAAGAGAAGGCCGCCGGCAAAGAGGTTCTCGGCCTGAGAATCAAAGTCATTGACGAGATTCTGGCGCGCGAGGATTTGACCGTCGAGGAACAGCGCCGTTACGAACTTGAGAAAATTGAGGCCGTCAAAGAGTCTGTTGACCAGCGGTTGGCCTTAGAGAGAGAGTTCAATGACCGCCGTCGCGAAATCCAGAAAGGGCTGAAACAAGAGATTATCGATGGGGCAGACATCGAAATCAAGGCTCTGGAACGACGACTGGAACGCGGCGAAGACGTTATCGGGCAAATCCAAAAAGAAATTACGAAACGCAGGGAGGCTGCCGAGGAGGAGGCACGGCTAAATGCAGAGTCCGAAAAAACCGGTGCTCGAAGGCAGTTCCAAGATGAAGTTCAGGCAGATCCCAGTAAGCGCGCCGAACTGCAGCGTCAACTAAACGACAAACTGGCAGTTATCGAGCAAGACTTAAACAACACATTGAAAGGGATTCGCAACGAGTCTGCCGAGGATGCGCGCCTGGCGTCCGAAAAGGCGCAGAAGATTCGAGTGGAAGCCGCTCAGAAGGCCCTGAAAACCGAGCAAGACGCGGCCGAGGAGCGTCTGAATGTTATTCGCCAGGAATTCGAAGAGCGCGAGCGTATCATCAAAGAGTCTGGCAAGCCAGCCGCTCAACAACAGGCCGAACTCAAAAACTTGAGCAAAGAGCGAACTGCGGCCGAGGCCAAAGGCATCAAAGAGCTTTCTGGTTTGCGCGCGAAAAGCTACAAACTCGAACAAGAGGCGGCCAACATCGGTGCGACCAATGCGGAACAGGCTCGGAATCAGACCGAATACGAAACCCGCATTTCTGCCGAGAAGCGCAAACAGGTAACCGATGCTCGGGATTTGGTCAATTCGGTGGTGAACCAGACCACTGCCCTGCAGAACCAGACGCAGGAGATTCGCAATCAGAATGCCGAGTTGGATAAGCGATCCAAGTACCTCAAAGACGAACTCGGACCCATTCAGGCGCCCACGGGCGGGTTTGATACCACGTCCTTTGAGTCGACCGATGAGCAGTTCAAGCAACAGCGAGCCGATCAGCGCGCCGCCGAGGAAGAGAAAAAACAAGCGGCCAAGGACGCGCAGAAGGCTCGTTCCGAGAAGGCCCGTATCGAGCGCGAGACCGGTCTGAAAACGACTTTGTCGGACAATTCGACTCCAACTATTGATGACAAATCCAGGCCGGTCCTGGTGCCTTCTGCGCTTCCTGAAGGAACAGACGCTGTGGCGTATGCTCTCGAAAAGCAGAATTCCTATTTGGAGCGCATTGCTCGGGCCACCGAGGCCAAAAACGGAACTCAGAAATCCGTGCCTGCCAAGCCTGGAGACGACGAGGATTCGATTCTGGTTAGCCGACCTCCGCGCAGGGGACTCTAGAAACAAAAAGGCCCAGGGCCCTAGAGTGAGATTTCCTCCCACCCTGAACCCTGGGTCATCCCTACGACCTCCCCCTTCCATCCCAGGAAGGTTTTCGGCAACTCGACCCATTGGCCGTTTTGCTCGATGTTGAGCGCGCGCCCATAAAGGGCCTCGGGTCCCTCGACCTCGAGCCAGCCTTCGGTGAAAGCACCGAGGGCGCGCACTTTGGTGATGATGTTGAGGGCTCCGAAGAGCCCTGCTGGAAGATTGAATTTGATGGTCATTTGATTTGCTCCGTTCTTAGGTTGGCGCGGACTATAGCCCCTGGCTTGCCTGTCCGTGCGGTCGAAGTGTCCCTTTTGGGCGGTGGACCTCCGCGCTGCCACTCGGCGCCGGGGTCTGACCCACCCGGCCGGGCGTTCCGGCCGCAGCCGGTATGTTAGGGTCTCCCTATTTGACCCACTTCCAGGTTACGCTGACCTGGCGGTTGGCGCGGAACTTGCACACCACCTCGCCGTTGGGAGCAACGACGATGGCCGTTGCGTTGTCGGGCCCGTAAGCCGTAGCGGCTTCGCAGGCGCGGCTGAGGCAGAACTCTAGCCGACCGTTGGCCCATTCGCCGTTAGCGAACAGAACCATGTGCTGGCCGCGAGTCAGGAAGACTCGGCCATTGAAGTGAGTGTAGTTGTTATTTTGAAGTTTGTTATTAGTCATTTTTGTATGCTCCATTCTTTTGATAATCCCATTATATGACTACCGTTAACCGTTGTCAATACCCCAAAGGTTCGCATTCGGCATGCGCGGAAACCTTTATCATGTGCTGATTAGATCGCGGGAACCCATTGATCCGATGTCCGAGGCTTCGTTTTTGGCGCAGGCCTTCGCGGCTCAGAACCGTTTCAACAAAGGCGGACCTCGATGCGAAAACTATTCCAGACCCATTCGAATCAGCATCTGTGACCGCAACCAGCGTAATGAGGGCCGCGCCCTGGCTGAGGCTTTACGGTTGTTCTGCGAGTCGTTCCAGGTTGGGCCGCTCGAGCCCATCGACTTGCTTGTCGAGGCCTGCCCTAAAGGCGTCAAGGAGCTTTCCGTGTTCGGAGAAAAACGGCTTGGCAACTTGTTTTCCGTGTCTTCTGGGGCCTGGGTAACCGTGCATCTAGAGGTCAATCCAGAGTATGTTCGGCGAGCCAGAAACCGCACCTATTTCGTGATTGGAGGCGAATAGCATGGCCGTCGAAATCACCGATCTCGTTCTTTACCAGTGCGCAACGCGTCCTCTCTCGTTCTCTACCTCCAATGTCGGCGGTGCGGCTTCGGCAACTCCAATCACCGGTGGCTCGATTGGCGAGGTGCATTTCCCAATGGCCAGCCTCGCGACCGGAGAGGGAAACAATGTCCAATATTCCAAGTGCTGTGCGCAAAACGATCACTCCACCGACGACGCCGACTCGGTCAAATTCTACATCCTGAACGCGCTGACCACCTGGGGTTCGGCAAATTACGTGACCGTCGCTTTCGCGACCGCCCCAACCGATCTGAAGGCGCGAGTCGTCGGATTTCTGGCAGGTGTAGAATACGCGGAAGAGTTTACCGTCAACGCTACCTCGACCAATTCTCCATCGCAGACCGACGATTTGCAGCGCATCGAATTTCGTAACGGGTCGACCTCTGCATTGGAAGGTGTTGCCGGTGACGCGACCATCAAAAATAGTTCAACCACTATCGGGATTTGCCCGGGCCCCATCGTGACCTCTGCGGGAACGATCCCAGGTCGATACACGGCCACCGGAGAAATCGCCATTGGCCTGCATGCCTCTCTCGATGACTCAGCAACGATTACAGACGCTTCAACGGCACCAGGGTCAGTTACGTTCTCCACAATCCGAACGCTTGCCACAGCCCTTTCTGTGGGCTCTGGCGGCACCATTGCGGCAGGGTCTTATCAGTCAATATGGAGCAGGCTGACCGCCAAGGAGCGCGTGAAAACATCGTCTGACGTTCAGGTTGTGCTGGCTATGCGGATCGAAGCCAGTTAGAGGGAGGTAGAAATGCCAAACCTCGCAACAAGCGACAACTCGGCAGCCTGGGGAAACGGCAATTGGGGCACGTTCAAGTGGGGCCAGATCCTCGCCTCCGGTTCTCTCTACGGTTGGGGAAATGGCAAGTGGGGAGACTTCACCTGGGGCGCCAAAACGGCCGTTTTCGGAGGCTATCGATACCGACTCGGTGACGAAATCCTGGCATATTTCATGCACCGTTACTCCACCCTGGCTGAGTTCGAGACGTATTTCCTGCACCGATACAACCAGGAAGACGTAATCAATTATTTCACGCACAAATACGGCATTTACATCGAGCGCGACATCTATTTCCATCACCGCTATAACATCGACCCGACACAGGTCCTGGTATCGGCAATCATTGGCGGAGGGATGGAGGGATTCGACGCTTCGGATTATGTGTCTCCTGTTGAGTTTGGATGGAAAACAGGATTCGGGACTTTTGACGCGGGCCTGTCCATCGTCGGCGCCGGTCCTGGTGGAGATTTTTGCGCACCATCGTTGGTATCAATCAACCTGCCAGATTCCGACGCATCGACATTCTCCCTACACATCGACGCGGCCAAAGACTACCATCCCGACAAGTCTGGGTCATGGCAAAACGTCTTGAACGCCAACCCTTATTCAAGCGGGAATCTGAGCAAGTTCTTCGTTGCGAAACCAACTCTGGGAGGCGGAGGAGGGCTTGAGTATATTGGCTGTGGAACCAATTTCTCCGACTCGCAGGCCTCGGGAGGATGGCTTGAAATTGATTGGGGCGGTATCGACGTTCCCCACCTCAAGTTGTCGGTCGAGTCGCAAACCATGGCCACGGTGGAATCTACGGCCGCCCAGGCCTACACTATGCATCAGGTGACGAAAGAGATTGCCGACGAATACGGTGTGCCTATCGATACGAGTTCGGCGACGAACTACGTGGTTCCAATCTTCAACCGGCAAAACTCGCGTCCGATTGACTGGCTAACAGAACTGTGGGATGCCCTGCTCTGCAAATACAAGGTTCGCGGAAACGGACTGGTGGTATTCGACCCGGGCACCACCTCTCGAGTCTGGCAGTACAACTCGGCGATCTGCGGGCGCGGTCGAACGTCGACCACCTCTTTGCAGAAGGTGATCAACAAGGTTCGCGTGGTGCGCACCTCGAGGGCTGCCACTACGGCCACTGCAAACGAGGCCAACCGGCAAGAGGTATACACTTTCGGGCAATACACCTACACTTTCGACGCGGTCCTGTACTCGGTTCGACCGCAAATCATCGCTGCTGGCGGTGGGGTATTCTCCAATTTCGAATATTACGACGAGGGCGACCATCTAATCGCGGTGCGAACTATCCGCGAGAACTCGGCAGCCTCTCCAGGAGAAGGTGTGGTTCAGCCGATTTCCTATCCAAGTTCGGTCCTAGGAAATGGCAACGTCAACGGCGCGAAATACTGCAAATACACCTGGGGAGCGCGCACTGTTACGCAAACAATGGCTGGAGTGGAGGGCGCTCCTGGGGCCATTCGATTTAAAGGCACTCCTGCCATGAACCCGGATAACACTTCGGGACTGCTCGATTTGCCATACGACACCGAGTTTGTCGTAACTCGCCAGAATGCGGACTCCATCGCGGTTCACGGCGAACGATTCCTCGAGTTCGAGGCCGATGCGCTTTTCCCGGACGCGGCCACTGCGCAGATTTTCGCCGACCGATTCCTCAAATACCAGGGCACGATGCAGCGCCAATTCTCGTTCGAGGTGCCTCCCAATTTCCAAATGGAGGTTGGGGATCGCGTGGATTGGTCCGACCTGTATCTGAGTTCCACCCACACACTCTGGGTGACCAACGTGCAACATGTCCTGAGCGATGACTTTTCGGTTCGCGCGACGAACTTCGATGCGGTAGAATACCTCTATCAAGGAGCGATCACCAATGGCTAAACGAAAAGACAGAATCAGAGCCGTTCAGAGGGCCGTTGAAGGGGCCATGCGGCGCGGTCCCAAGTTCGAATCCTCAGTTGTTGAATCTATTTCAGAATCAGGATTACTCGAAGCCAAGGTCGCAGGTCGACCGAATGCTCGAAGCGGTGTTCCTCAGATTTACGAGGACGCGACCGAGGGTGTTCCACAATTGATTCTCACCAAAGGCCGAGGAGACTTCCCAACCTCGATTGGCGACTTCCCGTGGTCGGTGTAGATGGGATCGCGAGAACGTATTGCACAGCGTCTGGTCGCGCGTAGGCCGCTCTATGAGTTTGCCGTTCTCGAGGAGGTGCGGCCAGACGGAATGTGCGTTATGCGGGCCTCGGGGCGTCCAGAACCGTTTCTGGCCACTCCTGGAGGGCGCGGCAATCCGTCCGATTTCGTCGGACAAACCATCCAGATTCTATATCCGAGCAGGTCCAAGCACAAGGCTACTGCCATTTTCCGAGACGAGTCCATCAAGACCGGAGATTCTCCGTTTCCGTCTGGAGACCAGTTTGCCGAATACCTGTGCTCTGCCTGGCTGCGCCTGCGCGGCGGTTCTGCCTATTACATTGGCGACGACAGGCCCTGTAACGATTCTCAGTTCTCGAACTGTTCCACTTACGATTTCACCCTGGCGGATATTCTGGAAACGGTTTCAACAGGTTCTGGAATTCAACTATTGCGCGGATACGGGCCATACCTGTATCGAGCCTCCGGGAATAGTGTGATCCAGGAAAATCTTTCAACTACCGACACGGTTTCGATGGCCTGCGAGTCAGAACCGCTAGCCATCACCGTCGGCCTGAAAACATCGTCGGTCATGGTGGTAACCACGGGCACCAACGACTCAAGTTGCCCATCGATACCGCAATCCTGTGCCGAGCGCGCGGCCACCGGCATCGAAGACGGAACGGCTGCCGGTGCAGAAGACGGATTCCTGGATGGACTGGACGCAGAAGGCGTGGACGGTGGAACCGGTTCTCGATACGATCCAATTTGCCCCATCTCGGTAACCACCGACGAGGATCAGTGCTACTGCGACGCCTATACTTCAGCCTATTCCGAGGCTTATGCAACTGCTTATAATGGTGCTATCGAGGGATGGAACGATGCGGTTTCTCAGGCCGAGGACTCCGACTATTTCGCGGGAATCGACGACTGCTTCCTGAGCAACGACAAATACACGTCATTCGACGAAACCTATGGTGGAGAATGCGGCGATGGTCCATTCAATGATGGAGCATGTATCGATGGAGATCCAGATATGGCCTACAGTTGCGCCTTCTGCTACAAATACAAACAGTTGGGATACGGGCAGGAACAATATGACCTCGGATGGTCGGATCAGGGGTGTTTCTAGATGAGCTTGACCGCGATTTCATCCTATGAGTGGCCGTTCGGACAGACCAATACCGCTGTCCTGGAAGTCATACTGTCGCAGGCCAAAAAATGCAGAAAAATCAAGCACTTCGATAGGTCCGACTCCGCTTTGCCGCTCAAGTGGGAGCGCGAATTCTGCCTATGCGGCGACGGCCTTGCGGTTGGCGAACCTATGGAGTTTGAGGGCAAGGTTGCTCAAGTCGTTATCCAACACTCGATTGTCGAATTTGACAACTGGCTGGCTTCATCAGGAGCGCGCTCGATTCTCTATCAGCCTTCGGTCGTTGTCATGAATTCTGAAACAGGAGAGATAGAAGACACGTTTTCTCTTGCTCAGACAGAGCCCAGCGTGGCGCGGCAAATGGATTGCTCGCGTTTCGATATTCGCACCTGGACGACGCGAACTTCTCGCGAAAATTATTCATTCCCCATTTCTGTCGGCACGAACAACAAGCGCGACCGGCAATTGATCGGCGACGGACTCGAGGACCATGGCTCGATCCCATGGTTTTACAGTCTCTACTCGGAAGCGTGGTATTATGACAATATCGTATTCCCGGAACTGGGTATTTTCGTACCTCGGTTCGCGCGCGCCCATCAAATCATGGGATGCTCGATTTCCACCGGGAAGATTTGGCACAAAAAGGGTTGGGAAGACGTTCCGACAGGAGTTGCGGATCGCGACAATCAGACTGTGGCTTGTTCGGGTATTTCCGATTTCGGATCCAACGAGTGGACTCGATTCCTATACACTCCAATCTGCCAATACTCCAGCACCTCCATCCTGGTCCATTTCGAGGAAATCGACTTCCTCATGGTCAAGCCTGGAAAAGATTTCGCGTCATCGTCAACGTTTACCGTTCGCGATCCAGACGGTAACGCCAGCCAGGTCACATCAACCGTCTTGGGGCGCTGGTTTAACAGCGGATCGGGAACTCCTGGAGTGAATCCTCAACAACCGTTAGTGACGAATCCGAGTCCTCCCCCGACCAACCTGGATAACCGGCAAGGGTCGGCCGGATTTGGCGCGGCTCGATTAGCAGAGCTTGAGGGTGAACTAAATTCAGTATATTCAGAATCCGGTGATGCGATTGGGTCCCCAGAGGCCATCGACTGGAAACACGGATATATGGTTATCGATGTTCGCACCGGTGCGATTACGTCGACGGCCTATGTGTCCGACACCGACACTTATAACGATTCTGATGGGAATCCGATTGTCATCACCGGAACAGGTGCTGGTCAGTGGACACGAGAGACTGTGACGCCTTCTGCAAGCAACATTACAGCACCGTTGCAGAATGCGTTCGGATCGGATCCATGCTATCACGGGCAAGGCGGATCCTCGCCTGACGATGGCGAAAGTGTCGTCCCCGATGCGATTCGGTTCTGTGTTCCGCAGCCATCGTCAGGATCGTTCACCTATTACGATACGATTTACCCGGCCAAGGTCGAGATTCCCGATTACTACGGCGGTGAATTCTATTTCTCTCCAGGCCAGGATCCCGATGCCGGCCCGCAAAGCTCATTTCAGCCTGCTCAAGCCTCCGATCAAGGTGTCCACTGCATGAAGGAGCGCGAAACCTCGGCTGGAGTATCGTTCCTCGAACCAATTTGGACTGCGGCTCTAACCTCGTTTACGCGTCCACCAGCATGGTTATTTTTCCACCTCGCGTCCGACACGCTGATAAAATATCACTGGTTTCGATTCTACAAGCCGAAACAGGGGCTTATCACGACGAAACCGACTCTGTGGCACTCCGGGAAAATCGCAATCCACAACGGAGAATGTTATGGGTTCCCGCGCGGCAACGCGTCTCCTGCGTTGGCGCCTACCAAAACCGCCAATATCGGGACCTGGAGTGATTACGAACTGGAGTATCACAATACCGTGGTGGCCGAGATCGCAACCATGGCGAAATTCACCGTTTCTGGGTCGAGCCTGACGGTGATATGGTCAACGAATCTTCATGACGAGGAAATCCTGGGTGCGGCTCCCGATGCCGTGGTTCCGTCCCAAAGTGGAACGATTCCGTCAGGACTCAAGGAGCCACGTCACGGGCAGGTCATTTCAACACCGTTTCTGACCGATGATTTTGTCTACCTGGTGGCCGAGGATTGGCGCGACGTTACCGCCTCCGGTTTTGACGCTGTCGGAATCAAACGCTTCCTGCTAAAACTGCGGACCGACACGGGTGAACTTGAGGAAATGTACGAGTTTGTCAACGATGCACAACCTCCTGAGCCGAACCGTGACTCGGGAACATTAGCCATGGGTTCTGGGTGGCCATGCGACACGATCATGATTGCAAATTGCGAACTGCATGGCCAATCCCCGAATCTTCGGTGGAGGATAATGTAAGGGTTTTCAACGCCATGAGGAGAAGTATTCAACATGCCTAACGCATCCATTACGTCCATCACCACCGGCGATACCAGTTCCGCAACCTGGGCTAACGCCGTCCGATCCTCGATTCAGAGTCTCGAGACGAATGCGACGAACTACGCAACCACGGCCGGAACGCAACCGACGTACACGATTTCCCTGCCGGCATCCTATGCGCCGACCGCGTATACCGAGGGCATGATTGTTTACGCGAAAATCCATTCCAGCAATTCCTCGGGCGCTTCGACCATCAACGTCAACTCGCTCGGCGCCAAGAACGTTCTGCGATTGGACGGGCAAGCATTGTTGCCGTACGACCTCCTGAGCGGTTCGATTGTGGTGCTGCTATACGATGGGACGCAATTTCTCCTAATCGCGCAAAGGCCATATTCCGTAGTGTCCACCACCTCGGTCGGCAATGTCGGAACAGGAGAGGACGATCTGATTTCGACCACGATTCCAGCCAGTCTGCTCGCCAAAACCAACGACGTTCTCGAGGTCGAGGCGCTGTTCACATTCGCCGCAAACGCTAACGCTAAGACCGTGAAATTGTATTTTGGATCGACCGCTATTTACAGTTCCGGGGCGCAGAACCAGAACGGAGGCTCGCTGTTGGTCCGGGCCCGAATCGTGCGCACCGGTGCGGCGACGCAAATCACGTTCGCGAATGCGGTAGGGTCGGCCTCGTCGCTCTACGGCACCGAGTGCCAAACGGCTGCGCCGACCGAAACCCTATCCTCGACCGTGGTTGTCAAGGCCACCGGCGAAGCAACTTCTGATAATGATATTCAAGAAACGTTCGTTTCGCTGAAACTCGTCTCGGCTACTGCTTAGGCAAATGTTAAGACAACCTAACAAGCATTGACACAGGAGAATATTCCGTTCAACGCACCAGAGGCCACAGAATCGATTCTAAGCCCGTCAAAGGTTAACCTATGTCATCGCATAGGGGGTGCTTGAAAAATGGATCCTGGCGAAGATCCTTTTGCTAAAAGGCTGAAGTGGCTAAGAATTGAAAGAAATACACGAGCATCATGCTTTTCTGCTGCCTCTGAATTACCGGCAAATCCTTATGGCACAACGGTTTCATGGCACAAGTATGGAAAATTCAAGTTTTTCAACGCATCTTGAAAACCATTGTCCCATAACGGTTTGTGCGATTCTGGCTTGATTTGACAAATCGCTTCCCATCGTACTCAAAGGTTCAATTTCGGCATGCGCGGAAATCGGGTTATTGAGTATTGCTCAAGGGAGAAACGCTAAATTGTATCGCGACGCAGGTCAGATCCAGACCCAAAAAGTGGTTCGCGTCGGTGCGCGCGCCCTTACGCGTTTCCTGGTCACCACGGACGATGGGGCCAATTATACGGCCTACACCTCTGAGACCGCCAGTGCCGATGGAACCAACCACGGTCAACTGGACTCACTCAACACGGTTGCGAACGGCGATTGGGTCGTAATCCAGTGCGAAGATTATTCGGTGAATCGTCTGTATATCGGCATGATTTCTGGGCAGGTGAACGCCAATGCTGCGACGCTGGCCGTGCATTATTGGAATGGGTCGGCCTGGACTGCTGTTTCTAACCTGAGCGATGGCACGGCCTCGGGTGGCGCGACACTGGCGCAATCAGGTCTTGTTACATTCGACTATCCAGGTTCCTCGAACTGGGCTCAGAATACGGTCAACTCGGCCTCGGGGTATCACCTGCGCATTTCGGCGTCGGCAGCGTTGTCGGCAACGGTATCTGTGGACGTGTGCGTAACGCATGGCCGTGTCCAACTCGCGCCTTTCCACGGCAACCGGACCATTCTCGAGATTATCAACCACCCGACCACTTCGGCCCTGCCAACCTATACCGGTTACCCGATCTATTTTGGCGACGGAAACATGTTGCCAGGAAACACGGCCCAGACCAATGGCGGATGTTGTTTGGTCCCTGGTGGGACGCGCGTTAATGACTGTGCTGGATTGCTCAAGGCTGCGTTGTATGCCGACATGAGCAGCGACACGACCACCGAGTACGCATTGGTCAGCGTCCAGGATTCCTAATGAGCCATACGACGAATCCAAGCGCAGGAATTACGCCTGAAACCCAGGCTCTCATCGAGTCGGCCATTCAGGCTTCCCGCACCTATTCTCTCACCGTCTCCGCTCCCGCCGACGGCGTGTTGATCACCGGTGACGGGCAGGCGTCGTTCCTGGTCCCAGCGCATCTCAACGGCCTGGTTCTGTCGTCTGTCAAAGCCGTCTTGTCCACCGTCTCCAGTTCCGGTGCCCCCACCTTTCAGGTTCGCAGGCGCAGGGCCGGCAGCGATGTTGACATGCTCACCACGGCTCTGAGTGTTGACGCAGGCGAATACTCCTCCGCCACGGCCGCAACCCCAGCCGTGATTGACACCAGTAACGACGACGTTGCGACAGGGGACTTGGTGATCGTGGATGTCGATGTGGCAGGCACCGGGGCTATCGGGTGTCACATCGAGTGTGTGTTTAGCGAGGCCGCGTGACGATTGAGCAAATCTACGACCTTTTTCCGGGCGAGCAAGTATCATATCGAGGTGAGCCCTACACGTATTCGTTTCTCGGTGAATACGGATACGTGCACCTGATTGATCGAGGTGGGAAAGTTATAGTCTGCGACCCGGAGGAGGTGCGCCATGCCATTGGTGCAGAGTAGCCGGCGGCGGGCGCTGATGGCATCGAGGCAGGTGCTGTGGCCGCAATTGGCGACGGCCACAAATCTCTCTCTGAGCTTATTCGCTGGCGCCACATCCATCCTGGGATCACGTATAGGCTCGGCCAGCGTGGTGTTAGGCTCCTACCTCGAATGGGATATTGAGCCAACCACAGGCACCGCCACGGTGAAAATACTCTGCACCACCCATTCAGGAGACGGGGACTGGGCGATCAAGGTTGACGGGGTCACGAAGGCGACTGTCAGCCTCTATTCTGCCTCCACAACGGTTAATCAGGTAATTACAGCCAGTTTTTCGGTCGACACTCCAGGCCCAACAACGTTGCGTCTGGAGTCCGTTGGATCGTCAACAGCAGTGTATTTGCAGCAGATTGAGGTGACCTATACCACCCCAATCTTCGTCCGCACCGACGCCGACTTGCCGGGCGTGGTGGACGTGCCGCCTTATTTGTGGTCTGCTACTAGCGGCACTTCGATCACCACCACTCTGGCGACTAGTTATATGTGGGGCTCGCGAGTCCACACGGCCGCTGGCAACCTTCCGGGGTGGACCTGGAGTTGGAAAGTGTGGCTCGCAGCCGGCACACACACCCTGCAAATCGTGGCAACTGCGGCCAGCAATGGAGGGATCATAGACTTCTCTCTTGACGGTGGAATCGGCGCGGTTGGGTCGATTGATTGCTACGCTTCGCCTAATGCTAATAACTCCTTCTTCTCGATTGCAGGAGTGACCGTCCCTGTCTCAGGGCTTTACACCCTAACCGCAACCAGCACAACGAAGAATGCCTTGGCAACAGATTATTATATTCCGGTCAACTGGATGCAATTCGTCCGCACCTCCGCCGCCAATTCCCCCGCAATTCGTGGGCGGGAGACGCTCGAGCTTTACCCGTGGATGGCCGACGATGCCTCCGCCCCGGCCTGGCAAGCTACTGCTTCAGCCATTTTTTATGGTTACTTTTATAACGGGATAGCACTACATAATTACTTGGAGTGGGAGGTAGATCTGTCTGCCGGCTCTTGGTCCGCAGAAATCCTCCATATCAAGGCTGGCTCGAGCGGGATAGCCCATCTATTGCTCGACGGCGTAGACCAGGGGCAGGCCGACTTTTACGCGGCCTCTACAGCCTACAATCAGCGCAGCACAATCGCCTTCACCGTCGGCGAATCCGGCCTGCACACCCTGCGGCTGGCCGCCGACAGCAAAAACGTTTCTTCTTCGAACTACACCATCTTTATGCAGCTTTTGAGACTCACCCGAACAGGAGACTAAATATGGCTGAAAGCCGCCAAATCGAAACCACCCTCGCACAATCCTACGAGCCCGACCTGGGCGCAGAAATACAGGTATATCAATCCACCGGGGCGCGGGAAATCCGTATAGTTCCGGACGGTGAATTAAGCGATTCCGACCGGGCGGAACTCCAGACACGAGCCGAGGAGCTTAGGTCACAATACGCCCTCCAGCAGCAATGGCCATCGCAGCGCATCCTCCTGGTCCTGACCCGCGCCGTCCTGTGGCTCGTATCCCAGCAGACCCGCAAGCCTCCCGCTGACTCCCGCCTCGGCGCAGACCTGGTGAGGTTGGGCGAGATGGTTGGTGTTCAGGCAGGCGCCAGGGATGGCAAGATGGGGATAGGGGTGTAAATTGATAACCAGGAGTAGAGTTTCCCCTCACTAAAATTCAAGAGGTCACATTATGCTCGATAGGGAAATACTCGACATGCACTGCCTGTACATCGAGGATTCCCGTTCGGATGCGATCCTGTTCGTTGATTCCTGCGCCAAAGCCGAGATCGCCGTTACCGTAATTTCGAGCCCCCTGCAAATTCAGTCCACAAACGTCAACCCCGACATCGTGTTTACCGATCTGCACTTCCCCTCGTTAACTCCAACCGAGGCCCTATCTATCGTCTGCTCTAATTTTCCTAGTCTCCCTGTCATCGTCCTGACCTCTGACAAAAGTCTCCGTCGGCAGTCACGCTTACAGGGAGCTAACCTATACTTAACGAAAGAAGGGCTTACAGCCATGAGTCTGTCCGGTGAAATCAAGAGGCTTTGCGCGATCGCGATCGACGCGCAGGCTTCGCAACCAGAAACCGACCCAAAAGGGCGGACGGAAAAAATAAAGAGTCGGATTGACGAAGCCGAACGGCAGATCCGAGAACTCGAGAAAAAGTGCCTGAAGTCGAGGCAATAACCTCAATCACCCCCACCCATGTCGCCATGTTGGCCGCCCCGATAGCGACCGCTCTCTCGGGGTACTGGATCGCCATGCTCAAATATCGCGACCGCGCGATTGACAAGCAAGATGAGCGAATCGACAAACTGTTCACTCGTCTCGATCTCGCGCGAGCGGCAATTGAGCAACGGGACAAGGAAAACGAGCAATTGCGCGAGCGGAAAGACCGTGAAATCGACGCCCTCCGCGAGCAAATGCACGTTCTCGACCGCGACAAGTCGACCGCCGACATCGAGGTAGATCGCCTGCGCGAGCGGGTTAAGGATCTCGAAAAACGATTGGAGGAGGCCGAAGAAGAGACGGTGGACCTGTTGGAACGCATCGAGAGGATCCGCGCACTCGGGTGCTGGCGATCCACCTGTAAAGAGCGCGAAGTTGTCGACGATACGGATTTAAATGAGTTACTGTCTGAAGGCGATGATGTTGACGCAGAAGAGGATGAATAGGAGATTATCATGACCGGTCCAGGACTCAGGCTAATCAAAGACTTCGAGGGGTATCGCGAAAAGGCGTATCCTGATCCGATTCATGGGTGGAGCGTTCCCACGATTGGATACGGGACGACGCGATACCATACCGGGCAGAAAGTTCGGCCTGGCGATATTCTCAACAAACAGAAGGCGGAAAAGGAGTTGATCTGGTTCGTCGATACGCGAATTCGTCCCTATCTCGAGAAAATTCCGCATTGGTCGGAAATGCACGATTACATGAAGGGCGCATTGGAGTCGTTCGCCTACAATCTCGGACCTGCGTTTTACGGCAATCCAGATTTCTCGACGATCACGCGGCGACTCAAAAACAAGGAATGGGATCACGTCCCCGAAGCCCTGTTGCTTTACCGCAATCCGTTCACTCCAGCCGAGGAGGGGTTGCGCAGGCGCCGCGAAGCCGAAGGCCATGCCTGGAATCTGGGTTTGCGCGAATTGGCAAAACAGTCTGTCCAACCGGCACCGCCAGTCCCTCAGAAGCCGGTCAGCGCGGTTTATCCCGAGCGAATCGAACTGGACGTTCCCTATTACTCGCAACGCGACTCGAGGCTTCCTGGCCAGGCTGACCGGATGTGTTTTTCAAGCTCGTGCTCGATGCTCCTGGCCTTTCTCAAGCCGAACACTCTGGGACCAGACCCGAACGCAGACGACGCCTATTACACGCGGCTTCGTCAACTCGGTAGGGCACGGGGGGAGAACTGGGACACAACCGAGGCCAAAGCTCAAATCGAGACTCTAAAATACTTCAAGGTGGATGCGCGGTTCCGCCAAGACTTGAGCATTGCAGACATCGACAAGCAACTGGAGCGGAAAATCCCAGTGGTATGCGGACTCCTGCATCATGGACCCATCGAAAGACCGAGCGGAGGAGGCCATTACATGACGGTTTGCGGCCGCACCGGAAAGGAAGATTCTGATTATTTCATCGTCAACGACCCTTGGGGGGAAATGAACCTCATTACGGGCACCTACCTTCACGGCAATGGAAAATCTCGGCTATACTCAAGGAAGAATTTTCAACGTCGATTCGAAGTGTATCCCGACGGGAGGTTCGCTCCGGGTAATGGCTGGGGCGTTATGGTGGATTGAATCTAGAGGGCATCGGGCCTACCGATTATGAGGAAGTGGCAAAATGGCTAATGGAATGGCCTGACCGCGTTTCGCGCGAAACTGTGGCTCGCATGCTCCTGGTGGCTTCGGCGCGGGAACGTTCGCGACTCGAATTAGAGGAAAAATTTCAAGATCTCGAATCTAGAGTTAGGATGCTCGAGTTGGAAAAGTCGGGCATCGGAAAAGAAAGGACAAGAAGAAAAAATGAAATTCTTTAGCTGGATCCTGGAACATCTAGGCGTAAAACAACAACTGACGAACGACCTGTCGGCAATCATCGCGACCATCATGGCACTGGTGACCATCCACGAGGAGGAGGTCAAAGGTGGTGGAAAGGGAAGCGCCAAGAAGGCGGCGGTCATGGCCGACCTGATGGCCAGTTTTGACCAGCCCGGAGGCATCGAGTTGCCGGCCTGGTCCAAGTCCGTTGCCTCTCTCCTGTTCCCCTTCCTGATTGACCTCATCGTGGATTGGGCCAACGGTCATAAACCGGGAAACGACTAAGCGCCTTTCTCTGGTCCATCGTGGCCGAGAAAGGCATCGAAGCGTTTTTCTACGAGTTCGCCAAACAGGTCGGAAATACCAGGCGGCCGGAACCGTTCCCTGATAGCCTCGAGTTGACCATGCGCGAATTGGAGCGCATCTGGCCTCGAGGTCGTTTTTCGTTGCCTGAAGACTTCGGCGATCTGAGCCCTGATCGCGATGTTGAGTCGTGGAAAATCGAAGGTTCCAAGCCCGATGAACTGGGGAGCGCGGAAGCAATTCACCGGAAACTTTTCGGCGACGGCCACGGCGTTCATTTTCCTTAGTCCGCTACTCATCGTTTCTGAGCCCCTCTAAGGCGTTCCACAAGCCTTCTAACCGGCTTCTGCGACTCAGGGTAATCCAGAGCCCTGCGAACGGCTAGAATATGGCTACACGGCTTCACGTGGCCCCTTAGCCGAAACCATGTGCACTGGCAGAACAGGCCATGGGGCCGGAATCGCACCGTGTAGGAATCGTGGTCTCCAATTACCTCGGCATCTATTTCTAGCGGATCACGCTTGTCGACCAAAATCAAGACCCGGAACGACTCGGTCAGGCGCTTCGCCTTCTCGGGCACGGTTTCTCTACTGCTCATTCGCTTGTTTGCTCCCATGAATTACTGACCAGATTATCCCAGTTCCGTTAACGATTGTCAATTATAAGTTTTTAGAAAGTTTTCTAGAAGTTTAGAAGGAGGTCTCGAGGATCTGTTGAAACCGTCCTTCAGAACCGAATTTATCGGTCATTGAAGGAGTAAACGAAATGAAGTGTATCAACGCCCTTAGCATCGCTGTTCAGGCGGGAGTTCCGGTCATCCTCTGGGGGGAGCCAGGCATCGGGAAGACCTCGGCCATTAAACAGCTGGCCATCGATTTCTCGATGAAACTGGAGACCGTAATCGCGAGCATTCGCGAACCATCGGATTTCTCCGGCCTGCCGGTTGTCGGAGACAACAATAGCGTATCGTTCGCACCGCCGCAGTGGGCCAAATCGTTGGCCGAGTCTTCGGCTCCGCTCCTGTTCCTCGACGAGATTTCGACCGCGCCGCCGGCGGTGCAAGCAGCACTGCTCAGGGTGGTGTTTGACCGCGTTGTTGGCGACCTCGAGTTGCCTGAGTCGTTGCGGATTATCGCAGCCGCCAATCCGCCTGACCAAGCGGCTGGAGGCTGGGAGCTTTCTCCCCCGTTGGCTAATCGGTTCCTGCACCTGACCTGCGAACCCGAGTTGGAGGCATGGGCTAACGGGATGGAGTCTGGACACTGGCCGACTGCTCGCGCTGCCAAACTCTCTCCGAGCTGGAGGGATGGTTTGACGGAGGCCCGCATTCTCGTAGCCGGTTTCGTGCGGACGCGACCTGGGCTTCAGATCAAGGTGCCCGATAGCGCCGACGAAGCCGGGAAAGCCTGGCCGTCGCCGCGTTCCTGGGAGATGCTCAGCAAGTTGTGGGCCGCCGGAAAGTCCTGCAGCCTGCCCAAAGCGGAGCGGGAAAAGGCGCTCCTGGAATTGGCTGAAGGCTCCGTTGGAGCCGGGCCTGGTCTCGAGTTCCGCACCTGGGTTAAGGAGCTTGACTTGCCGAACCCGGAAGACCTCCTGAACGACCCGAGCAAATTCAAGCTGCCCGAGCGCGGCGACCACCGTTATGTTGTGCTGACCTCGGTCGTGCAGGCGGCTCTGAGCAATCTCACTCCCGAGAGATGGTCTGCGGCCTGGACCATTTTGACGATGGCCGCCGAGAAGGGTGCGCTCGATACCAGTGCGGCCGTTGCGCAGAACCTGGCTGGGGCCTTCGCGCAACACCCGCATTTGCCCATCAAGACCAAAGAAATTCAGCGGTTCTCGCCGATCATCAAAGCAGCGAAGGAGGTGAGCCTCAGTGGCCGCTAAAGTTCCTCTCCAACTGCAAGCCGCTCGGCGGGCCCTGGCGCATCAACGGCCCTACCTGGCAACGGCGGTTTGGGCGCTCCAGCCGGTCGAGTCCAAATCGTGTCCGACCATGGCCGTCGATAAGTGGGCTCGACTCTATTACAATCCCGTCCTCGTCGAGAAAGAGGACACGCAACGACTGGCGATCATGCTCTATCACGAGGTGTTCCACGTTTTGCGCGACCACAACCGTCGAGCCGAGGCGATGCGCGCCGAACCGTTGAGGTACAACATCGCCTCGGACATGGAGATCAACGACGACCTGAAATCTGAGGGCCTTTCGTTGCCGGAAATGCTCCTGCCCGAGCAAATCGGAGAGCCTGATCACCGGTTGGCCGAGGAGTATTACCACAAAATCAAGGTGCAACGCGTCTGCGGCAATTGCGGCAGGCCCAAACCCGAACCGGGGAGCGGCCAGGGTCAAAGCGGGAAAGGGAAAGGCGGAAAGGGCAAAAGTAAAAAATCTGGCAACCAAACAGACACGAACGGTTCCTCGAGTGCTGACGAGTCGGGTTCGTCGGGTGCTGGCAACCAAAGCAATGAGTCTCAGGGCGGAGGTTGCGGGGGTGGCAAATGCGATGGCAACCACGACCACGGTCACGGAGGCCAGGAAACTTGCGATTGCGACCCCTCTGGAGTCGGCCACGGGCAGTGTGGTAGTTGTGCTGGCAGCCCTGGTGAGTGGGAGTTGCCGGGTCCCGACGACTGCGACACGCCTGGGGTTGACGAGGCCGACCTGGAATCCATTCGCCATAACGTGGCCAAAGAGATTTACGAGGCCTCGAAAAAGCGCGGCAATATCCCTGGACATTGGACCCGATGGGCCGAGGATCGGTTCTGCCCGCAGGTGGATTGGCGCAAGCAGTTCCGGGCAATGGTGCGCGCGGCTGGCCGTCGTGTCGGTGTTGAGGATTACTCCTACTCGAGACCGGGGCGGCGGCGTATTCCGCGAGTCGTCATGCCCTCCATGGTGGCTCCCAACCTGGAGATCGCGATCATCCTGGATACGTCCGGGTCGATGAGCCAGGACCTGTTGGGCCAGGCTATGGCCGAGGTGCGCGGCATCCTCAAAACTGGCGGAGTCGATTCTGCCTGGCTTTTGGAGGTTGACGCCGATTTGCACAACGCCAAGCGCATTCGAGACATCGGGAGTTTCGAGTTGCACGGTGGTGGAGGAACGGACATGCGTATCGGCTTCGACGCGGCCCTGAAACTGACGCCACGCCCGCAAGTCGTTATCTGCCTGTCGGATTGCTACACTCCATGGCCAACGTCGTTCCCGATTCCGACTGTGATTGCGCGTATCGACAACGTGCGCGGCGAAGGTGGAGACGTGCCCAAATGGGCGGCCGTGGTCAACGTGAAAGCGGAGGCGAAACGATGATTATCTCCTTTCAGGCCTGGCCTGAGTTGCTCAAAGAAATCGAAGCGCGCTGCCCGGAAGACGAGAAGCCGCATTCGGTAGCGCGCCGCGATCTGGTGCGCTATTACGCGGCCATCGCGGCGACCCAAAAGGACGTTTTCGACAAGATCAGCCCGCAAGACCTGACCGAGTTCAGCAAGCGGTTTGAGTTCGAGTCCGGTTGCGCGGCCCTGACGGGAATCGACTCTCGCCGAACCGTTCCTCCAAGCATTCGAGAGCTGTCGGATTGGGAATACATGGTCCTGGTCGACTACTGCGAACGCGCCCGATAACCAACCTGTGGGACCCTATTGACAACCGTTAACTAATGTCATATACTTGGTTTATCGAAAGAAACGGAGCGGAAAACGATGACGAACCTGAAGCCTTGGACCCTAACCGAAAACCTGCGCGACTCGAGTTTTTATATCGGGCGCCTGCACAAATCGCGGCACAACCTGAGCCGCACGGCCAAATCGCAGATGATTATCTGCCGCACCCTGGCCGGACTTCCCGGACGGGAATAAACAACCGGGGCCCTTCGGGGCCCTGCACTTTCAGGAACGGAGCAAACGGAAGTGAAGCAAATTTTCATCGAAGAGATCCAAATGAAGAAGGCCACGCCCACGCTCGGCCACTTCATCCAGAGCACGGTGCACGTTGCCACCGATGGTCACCGGGCCATCGTGTTGGACGATGACGAACTCGAGGATTTCGTTGACGACCTCGCCGAGTTGTCGTTCCGGGGCAAATTCATGTCCGACACATACTGGAATAACTGGGTGCGGCGCACCGAGAAGGCAGGATAGGGCTTCGGCCCTTTTTTGCGTTATGGCGATGGCTATTCCTGCACATATTTACACTTACCACGTCCGGCATATTGCCTGGCCGCATCTTGGGACTGGAACAAAGTATTCCATGTGCGGAATGCGGTATTCCTTTGCGGTGCTGAAAAGCATGCCTGATTGCGCTTGGTGCGATGCTGCCGAACTTCTTGAAGAGAGGAATACTCAAGACCTGGAATTCAGAGCCAAGTTTGTGTCCCTGGTTGGAGATTCCAGCAATCGGATTCCGATACAATGGTCTCTTCGTTTGGCTTTGCACAACGCTGCCAGGCCGTGCGGCAGAGAGTTTTCGTGGAATGGATGGACCGAGCATCACGAGGCCATCCTGGCGGCCGTCAGCAACGATCTGGCGATATGCGATCTCGACGAGTTCGAGGTCATCCTGGAAACTGCGAAAATTCTGGTGCAACTATGACCGCCGCTGTGCACATCATGTTCCCTACCACGCGCCGGTCCTACTGCGGTTGGAGAATCGGTTACACGGACCTGTATGCCACCTCTCCATGTTCGTTTTTCGAGGTTTGTCCGCACTGCGAACTCGCTTACCGGTTCGAGAAATGCAGCAGTCATGTTCTTGCCGAGTTTTTCCGTCGACCATACAAACAAATAGACTTTGGGCCAAACGTGCAGAGCCGGTACGCCAAAATCATAACCAGAATGCCATGGGCTGCTCTTCAAATCGGGTTTGCGCGGTCCTGCATGGAGCGGATTTGCGCGGAGATGATGGCCGCGAAGTCGGTGCGCGAAGTGGTCGACATTTACCAGGGAATGCATACGATGATGGAGTTGGCGTCTCATGACCGAGCCTGAATTCGACTACCTGTCGTGGGTACTGCCCTCGGACAAGCGGCGGCATGCGCGCATTTCTGAGGATAGCGCACTCACCTGGTGCGGTGTCGGCGCGACGCTGAGAGCAACACCTCATGGCAAGCTCCATCATCCGCCGTGCGAGGTCTGCTCTGCATCGTTCCGGTGCCGATGGAATTCCGAATTCGAAACCGACGACGGCATGCCGCTATTCGTGGATATGGTAAAACAGGTGCGCCGCGCAACCAATTGCCCCGAATACGGAGAGTTAGGGTATGCTGTCCGAAAATCGGAAGCGCAACTGACCGTGTTTAACTTCATGCGCCAATATGCCGACCGGCAGAACTTTCCCCACGAAGAATGGAATTTCACCTTGGCCATGTTGGAGTTGGCGCAGTGAAAGAAGAATTGGTTTGGAACTGGAAACCGCAGTTTGATTACATGTGCTTGCGGTGTCCGTCCGACGAGTTTGAACATTTCCCATTCAAGTTTGGTGTTCCACAAGGTATGCTTAAGACGGTTTGCGGAACGGGAGGTTTCTGGGGATTCAAAACGGATGGACTCGCGACGTGCCCTCGTTGCCTGATAGCCCGAATGGTCGAGGAGAATCCTGGGCATCTGGACGGATTGATCGTGGGGCGCGACCCGGAGTTCCCAATCGTCTACAACCTGATTCACGCTCTCTGGATTTGCGCTCCGCAGATTCCGTTTCTGAAAACCACGAACGTATTTTACGCCACGTTGCCAGACCTTCTTGCTTGCGAGACCACAAACGAGGCCCAGGAGTTATTCGATTCCCTTAAAACCATGCTCGCCCTGGCCGACGGCGGGAAAAATCAGGAGTTGGCGCAATGAAAGAAACTCATCTGTGGTTGCGAGCACGATCCCACCACGACGCGTTTACGCACCTGCAATTGGAATCTGTCCTATATGTCTCGCGGCCAAAAGTTTCGAGAACGCCCCGTTCGCGGCTGAGATGCGGGAAACGTACATCATACTGCGGGGCCAAAGCCTGTTTTCCATTATCCTGGACAGTCTATCTGGAAACCGAATTAGGCCTCCCAGGATGGCCCGAGAGGCGCTCGCGGCCGCAGCCCCAGACCTGGAGGCCTGCCAAAGCCTCGAGGCCGCACAAGCGATTCTGGAGGCCCTGGCGACGTTCCTGGAGTTAGCCGGTGAGACATAAGCTCAAAGGCGCTCTTGGCGATCATTTTTCCCATGTTGTGTTCAGCGGACAAACCGGGGTGTATTGCGGCCGAGCAATATACGCTTCTGGAGTCATTAGCGAAGACTCGCCGATATGCCCACACTGCTTAGCAGCAATCGAGCTTGAGCTTTCCAGCATCGGTGAAATTCTGCGGCATGGAGATTGGCTAATAAAACTACCTTGGCCCATCTACTCAATCATGCTATCCGAGATTTGGTTATCTGTCGGCCCACAGACGGCACGAGAGGCACTTTCCGCCTACGTTCCGACCCTGATAGCCTGCGAAACCGCAGAAGCCGCCATGGAGGCTCTAGAGGCGCTCAAAACGATGTTCGAACTGGCCGACACATCGAAACCATGTGAGCCCTGGCCGAAATCGAGCACCTGACCTGCGCAAGCGAAGCGCGCAGTCGAGTCCCCAGCACCCGAAGAGCCGATAATACGAGAAACCGCCTGCATGGGAAAAGGCCCCCAAGCGGAGGCCCCTTCTAGGATTTGTTTGTGCGAGGTTACTCTTCAACGCAGGACCTCGAAATCATTCTTCCCCAATCTATTCGTCTAGTTGGCCAAGAACAATTTGCTCTTCCACCACCGATTCGTAGCGGTCATGCCATTTTTTTCCTTCTTTGCTGGAGTAGGGGAACTGCAGTTGCCAGTTCCAAGCCAGCAGGCGGGCGCTCGTCAGGTCGCCCGCATTAACGAAGTCAAAAAATTCTTTGTCCAGGGAAGATTTGTTTTCGCGAGGGTGAAGGTTCGTCATTTTCGTTTGCTCCGTTTCTTTCGATGCCTTATTATTGCACAAACGTTAACCTTTGTCAACTAATAACACACGTTAACGCTTGTCCTTATAATACGGTATTCTCGTATTAGCGTATTACCGTGTTATCGTATTCTAGCCTCTGGGTACAAAACGTTGTGCAACACTACAAATTTAGCCTATATAATACCGTAGTTTTGTATTAGCGTATTACCGTATTCTGGCTCTTGGAGGTATCACCGATACGGTAATACCGTATACCGACGATTGCATGAGTACTGAGTACCTTCATGTACTGAGTACCTGAATCTCATGAGTCTCATGGATCGTACAGTACATGAGAGTACTGAGTTCATGAGTGTACTGAGGTACTGAGTACCTTCATGTACTGAATTACTTCATGTACTGAGCAGTTGAGGTACTTCAGTACTGTACGTTTTTTCTGGGAAAGTTCTCCGTCGCCGCCTCGAACTCCCTCCGAAACCGTGCTCGAATCATGGAAAAAACTTCACGCGGAAAACCCGGAACATGGGAAAGGATTCAAGCGGTCGCGTCGAAGATCTCAGGTCCGCAGACGAAATAGACCAGGAAAGGACATTGAAGACTTGGCTTTACCTCCTCCGATTCCCCCGCTCCCGCCGGGCAGCGGAATCAACCACAGTCCTGGCCCCCTCACGAATGTGTTGTGGACCCCGCATGAGACGGAGCAAGACGAATTTTCTCCTGAGCGCGTTTACCGGTTCGACAAATATCAGGGGCGCACTCATACCACGAGCTTGAAGATTCCCGAATTTTTCAGGTCGCAAATCGAAACCATCGTTCGCGAGTGCTCGGAATATCAGACCTATTCTGATTTCGGTCGTGACGCTTTCTATCAGCGGATTCGCTGGTTCGACAAAGATGGCGGCATCAAGCGCAGTCCTAGATTCATCTCGATTGAATACTCTCAACAGAAGTTCGCCGAGGCGCAGTATCATGCTGACTGCATGAAAGACCTCGAGGCCACGACGAACATCCTGGTCGCTCAAGAGGATTGGGATGCATTGTTGGAGTTTATCGAGCAACAGGAGCGCATCCTCATTGCCGAGCGGGAGCCATGGAGAACACGGTGCCTGAACGCTTTGGCAGAGGCTAGAAAATTATTGCCGAAAAAGTAGGAGTTTGACTTCGGTTAACGAACGTTTCTGAAAACGCCTTATTGGGCTAGGAGCAAACGGAAGAATGAAGGAAGTTCAGGCCGGGCTTGGCACGGTCATGGTGCCAGATTGGGTAGAGTCCATCCGCGAGGCTCAGGATTACGTCCTGGTCATGATGGAACTGGCCATCGAGGAAGGGTACGAGGTTATCGTATTGCAGGCCTCGACCGGTTTCGGCAAATCGCTGGTTGCCTACATGCTTGCCCAGCGGCTTGGTCTGACGCTGGTTTACGCGCCCCCGCACAAGCCGCTCCAGAAGCAGTTTTGCGACAATTTTCCTGATTCCATTGTGGTGCAAGGCCAGGCCAATTACGCCTGTCCGGACATGAAGCACGCCTATCCCGACATTCATTGCGGGTTATGCGTGAAGGGGAATTATTGCCAGTCCGGCCCATGTGAGTATCGCCAGGTGCGCCACACGGCCCGCACTCGGATTGAAAACGGTTCATCCTCTCCGGTGGTCTTGAACACGGCGTACTGGTTGGCCTCTATCCGGTATACAGGACTAGACAAGCGGCCACTTGATAATCCTTTTTGGAGACGACCGTTAACGGTCATCGACGAGGCAGACTCGCTAGAAGGCGTCCTCATGGGTGCGCTGACGGTCTCGATTTCGTCATCGATGATCTCGATGGTCAATCTGCCGAAAGAGCATCGTAAACCGCCAAAGCGAAGTAAGCCCGACGAGCCCATCGAAGAGCGGTGGCCGAAGTGGCTTGCGGCCTTCGAGGTTGCACTAAAAGAGCGTTGCGACAATCTCAAGCAGACGTTAGCAGAGCAGGGAAAAGACGTTTCCGACTCGCTAGTGAAAGCCTCTCAATCCGCTGACCGCCTTTATGCCTCGCTCAAGGACGTAACACCAGACTGGATTTACTCGGTTTCGTCTTATGGGTCGGTGACGCTCAAGCCCGTCGTTCCGTCCATTGTCTCTAAGCGATTCATCAAAAACAGATACCCGATGCTCTTGATGAGCGCGACCATCATCGACCCCGACCAGTTGATTCGCGATGTCGGTCTTGAAGGCGCAAAAATCAAGTGGATTGAGGCTCCTGCGCCATGGGATGCGCGTCGTTCACCCATTATCAGGATCTCCTCGGTGAATGTCACGAAGAATCGCAAAAAAGAGGATTGGGACGCTCGGGACGATGGCGGGAATTTCATTCAAGACGCCTGGGAACCGTTGGTTGCTGCTGTTTTGTGGGTTCTCATGCGACATCCTCAGTATCGGACGGTCGTGCATTGCGTCTCCAACGATCTGGCGCATTCGTTGCAGTCGACGATTTGCCAGATCCTGAGTGAACGCATGTGCTTGACCTACGAAACCGAGGCTGCCAAAAATAGCGCCCTGGATGCGTTCAGGAAGAACTCTGCCTCGGTCATTTTCGGGTCATCGATTTCGCGCGGATACGACTTCCCGGACGATGATTGCCGTGTTCAGATTTGGGCAAAAGTTCCGTGGCCCAACCTTGGAGATCCGCAAATCAAAGCCCGTTTCGCCTACAAAGACCCGGAAACGGGCCACTACGATGGCCGACACTGGTTTGAGGTTCAGGCTATTCGCGAACTGGTTCAAGGGGCAGGGAGGGCCCCTAGAAGCGGCCACGATTGGTGTTGGACCTACATGATCGACTCGCAATTTGAGCGACTTTGGAGAAATCCCAGAACCAAGAATATTTTTCCAGTCGAGTTCAAGTCGCGCGTTCTGCCGCGCGGTTACCTCGACGACCCGCTAACCCGACTTATCGAAACAGGAGAAATAAAGATCGTTCCATGAAGATGAAAGTTTTTCTAGCAGGACCTTCCGCGATTCGGAAGACGTTGATCGCCCCCTTCGCGGCCGAACTCGAGAAATTAGGACTCGAATCTGGACTATTGCGGGTCGAAAAGATCAGGTCGAAGCCCAAGAGGTTTAGCGTTGAATTGCATCCAGGCCGCGATAATGACTTCTTGAAATCCATTCCTGAAGGCGCCGACAAGAATTATGATTGAAACTTTTTCCAAACCGGTTAGTCCGGCGGCGATTTTGCACCAACTGGCGGGCTCACCAGTTCAGGCTGGATGTTCTCCTTTGGAGGACTCACTATGTCGGATGTGCGCTTGCGTGGCGCCCAGAGGTATGCTGTTCGACAAGTGGCAAGGCTCGAGCTTCACCGACCAGAACAAAGTCTCGTGCACGGCATCACAGCACGTCTGCGAGGCCTGCGTCTGGGCTCACTCCTGGACGATTGTTCCCGGATTTCACCCCGATCCGCCTCCAGGAAAACGGGGGGTAAACCTGCGCCTTTACTCGCACCTCTGGGACCGCCGTGGATACGTCACCGCCAACAAAGGGGACAAACCAGCTATCCTGGAGTGGCTGCGTGGCCCGAAAACTCCCCCCTGGTTTGCCGCTATTGCCGACAGTGGTCAAAAACACGTCATTCCTTACGCGCGCCTCAATCCCGGACAATGGGGCCAGGTGCGATTCGAGGAACTCGACGTGGAAATGGGGTCGTGGGAGTTGCTCGACGCGATGGTGGACGGACTCAGCGGGGGAGTGACCAAGTCGGAGATAGAGACCGGCGATTATTCGCCCAGGACCTACATGACAGGGGAGACTGCTCGCTGGGCTCGCCTGTTCGAACATTACTGGGCTCGCGAGCGCGGAGGTGGGTGGTTCGCCCTGTGCCTCTGGCTAGCCCAACGAGACGAAGTGGAACTTGAAAGGAGGCGCGATGCGCAACGATCAGAAAGAGGAGATAGAGGGCCGGACAGTGGACCTGATCATGGAGGTCCGACGCGAGTATCTGGCAAGCGGAGCCAATCCGCTCAAACACTGGGACCAACTCCAGGACCGAATTCGGGTGGCCGCCCGAACGAGCACCAGCGTGGCCGAGTGGGTCACGACGCTGAGCCGGTCGCTGGGTTTGGCAGCCCCGAGCAACTCACGCTCTTTGGTGATTAGCAAACTGGCCGAGACCGTTGGCCACGTCTGCACCCCCGACGAATGGCTCGACCTGGTCGAGAACGAACACAGTTACCTGATTGCCATGGGCCGACTCCGGGCCCAGGAATCAAAAGAACGAAAACAGGAGTTAACCGAATCAGAAGCATTGGAAGAAGGTCTTGGAGGATCGCATGAAACAGCAACGGTTTGAATTTTTGCTCAGAGCCGAAACACCAATCGCTCATGCTCAGGAAAATCTGGGCAACACCAGCATCATCATGACCCAGAAGGTTCGCCAACCCTGCGGCCGTTGGGCCAAAGTCCCTATCGTGACGGGAGACACGATGCGCCACGGTCTGCGCGAGGCGAGCACCTACTGCCTGCTAGAATGCGCCGACATGCTGCAAGACAGCTTGACCGAGAACGCTCTTCGCCTGTTGTTCGCGGGCGGGATGATCACCGGTTCAAGCGGGAGTGCGGTCAACCTCGACGAGTTTCGCCAACTCGCCGAACTGATTCCGCCCCTGGGTCTGTTGGGTGGCTGTGCGCAAAACAGGATTATACCTGGGCGCCTGCAGGTTGACCCGGCTATTCTGGTCTGCCGCGAAACCGAGCACCTGGTGCCCGAGTGGGCGCGGGAGGGCGCCGGCGAACTCGACGGCTGCCGAGCCCACATCGAGCCTGTGCAGCGGGTCAGGATGGACCCGACCCTCGACCCGGCCAAGCGCCTGCTCCTGATACCCGGAGAGCGGGCTGGGGCCGAGCAGCGCCTGTTAAACTCCGAGACGGCCGGTGAATCACGGGACGCGGTGGCTGCCGTCAAAAGCAAATCGACTATGATGCCCTTTAATTATGAGCGCGTGGCCCAAGGGAGCCTGTTTTTTTGGTCGGTGACAGCGACTCTCTACACGCCGCTCGACGAGGATACACTCCTGGTCATGGTGGGTGCGTTTCTGCGCCATTGCCGCGTGGGTGGCAAGCGGGGGACTGGCCATGGCCACCTGGTGCCGATCGACGCTCGCAACGTGAGCTTGGCCAACTTCAGCGAGCGAATGGATACCCTCGACCTGGTTGGACCGGACCAGCGCAAGGGCGAGCTGTTTCGGCGCCATATCGCCGAGCGCAAGGACCGGATTCGGGAGTTTCTGGCCAAGGTGGTGGCCTGATGGGGGCGCTTACTCTAACCCTACAGGAAACACTGTTCCCGGTTCGGGGATACGACTGCGACTCGATTCACCGGCAGGTGCAGACCCTGGTGCCAGCCCAGAAGCGGGCCGAGGCCAGGCTTCTCTATCGGCTTGAAGGTCCGGTGGCCAGGGTCCGAACGCCAGTGGTTGTCGGCCCGGATTCGCGACCCGTCGAGGTGGAACTCGCTGCCGGCCGGCGCTACCTGTTTCACTTGCGCGCCAACGTCACCAAGAAGGTCCACCCTGATGGCCGCAAAAACGGGATGAGAGTGCCCGACAAAGACTGGACCGGTTGGCTCCTGCGCCACCAGTTCGGATGGGTGGCTCGCGAGGTCTGGAAGCGGATGGCGCCCAAGGCGGTTGGCCGTAAGCCAGACGGGCTGCCCCTGACGTTCACCGGGGTGGACTATCACGGAATTCTCGAGTGCACCGACCCGGCCGAACTGGCGCGCTGCCTCATTGACGGTCTGGGACCTGGCAAACCTTACGGGTTTGGGATGCTGATGGTGGAGCCGCTATGCAACCACTGAGGGCAACAGCCTACCTGCAGGGACCCGTGGCCATGGACATGATCCATATCGACGCATTGCTGGCCTACGCGGTTTGCGTCCAGGAGGGTATCGAGCTGGCTACGACTGAAGACCAATTGGTTCCAATCGAGGTTCCAGTCGAGCGCGAGCCGGGAGGGCGTTTTCATCTGGCCAGTGCTTCCGTGGTCGAGTGGGAGCTACTCGAGCGGAAGTATCTGATTCGCCGCTTCCCGGTCGAGCAGGCCGTTCACCACAGCCGAATGAAGCGCGTGAACCTGGCCGCAGGCAAGCAGAAGCATTTCCGAATACCATATCAGGTTGGCTACGCGGCCTGGGACCGGGTAACGTGGTTCCTGCTGGCCGATCTGGCCGAGGTTCGCAGGCGCCTATCGGCGATCCACCACCTGGGCCGGAAGCGTTCCTGCGGACTCGGTCGCATCCGACGCTGGGAATTCGAGGTGGTCGAGCCATGGCCTGGATTCCCTGTGGTCAGTCCCGACGGTCGAGCAATGCGCCACCTGCCCCCGGACTGGCCAGGGGTGACCGAGAGCCATGTCCGCTACGGGAATCTCACCTACCCCTATTGGCGCCGGTCGACCGAGGAACTGGTACTGTGTCCGGGCTAATCGTCACCGAGCGCCACACGGAGGCCGACCTGGCCGAGTGGGAGCGTCTACGTCGGCGTGATCGGGTCGTCGCCAGGTCCACCAACTGGGAACGGCTGCAGTACGCGGCTCGCGAGGAACTGCGGCGGTTCCGGCCGGACTATATCGGCTGCTCCTGGGGGAAAGACTCTATCGTCCTGGCGCACCTGTGTTGGACGCTATGGGCCGACAATGGGCCGCCGCTTGTCTGGGTTCGCAACCACCCTCGCGACAACCCCGATTGCCGACTGGTGCGAGACGCCTTCCTGGCCGATTTCCCGATGCCATACGAGGAAGTGGTGACTCACTGCGCCCCGCAGCCAGACGGCACCTGGCAGGCCCCTGCCGGCCGACTCAGCCTCTCTGCCGGATTCTCCGAGGCTGCTACCAGGTTCGGGGCCCGCTATGCCAGCGGGGTGCGGGCCGAGGAGTCTAACGCCAGGCGAAAACGCGTCGGGAAGGGCCTGGCCACCCGCAACACGTTGGCGCCTCTGGGCCGCTGGTCTACGGCCCAGGTCTTTGCCTACCTACTGCAGTTTAGCCTCCCCGTGCACCCGGCTTACGGATACACTCAGGGGGGGATTTGGGACCGCGATAGGCTCCGGGTGGCTGGCCTGGCCGGCGGTCGGGGAACAGGCCACGGCCGAGCCGAGTGGGAGGGTCTCTACTATCGGGACCGCCTACGCGAACTTGATATGATGGCTCGGGAGGCCTGCTCTTGAGCGCGTCTGGACCATTATTCGTGACACCTCACGCCGTGCGTCGCTATCGCGAGCGGTGGGCTCGCGGGTTGACCTATGAGCAAGCCCTGGGGGAGCTGATTAACCTGACTAAAGAGGCCAAAAAAGTTAAGCAATTCAAGTCGGGGGCGTGGCTCTGGCAGGGTCCGCGTCCGCTGCGCCTGCGTTTCGTGGTGGAGAAATCAGAATCTGGTAAACTACCTGTTCTGGTAACCATATTGCCCAACAGGAGGCTGACATGAGCATGGAATGTTTCGCACTGGATGAATGCGGCAACGTTAGGAAAATTTTCGTGCACCGCGAAGCCGTTGGGAAAATTCAACGCGAAAGCATCGCACTGACCGAGTTGTGGATTGGGGTTTTCAGGGTCTGCAGAATCTCGACCGTATTTCTAGGACTCGATCACTCCTACATTCTAAATGGAACACCAGTGGTTTTCGAGACGATGATTCTGCCCGGACAAACAGGTTTTTTGGACGACGACGGAACCGTTGGCTGGCTTTGGGATTACGACAGGTTTCAGGCAGAAGGCGATTATCAGACTCGAGCTTGCACTTTGACGGAGGCTCACGACCATCACGAAGAAGCCGAAAAATACGCTTTTGAATTCGTCGACTGGCTCAATATCCTGGGGCGCGACTACAGAGATTTCAGGAGATCACACGAGATCGTAAACGAGCGCGGAGAAGAATTTGATTCAAGCAATTGGATAAAAATCAATCGAAAAATCTTCAGAAACAGGGAAGGAAAGATTCAAGAAAAACAGAACTAAACCAAACACAACCGAACCAAACAACGTTCGGCACGGGAGGCAAATTTGCCGAATCCACCCTACTACACAGTGGAGGAGGTCGCCGAACGGTACTCGGTTAAGCCAACCACGGTTTACGCCTGGATCAGAACGAACCAACTTGGCCATGTCCGCATTGGCGAGCGTTTGATCAGGGTATCCGAGGATGACCTGACCGAGTTCGAGAAGCGGCCTCCAGATCAAACCAACACGAAGCGAAAGGATGCCTAAATCTATATGGCAGCAAACACCTATACCCCATTGTTCCAGGTGTCGGAAGAGCAGGCACAGGCTCTGTGGAATCCGCCCGAGAACGACTTTTCCAGTTACACGCTGGTGATCGAGAATCCGCACTTCGGGATCGCCGATTATTCCGAGTCTGTGGGACACAACGTCATCCAGTTCATGGCCGAGGGATACGACTACCACACCGACCAGCCTCGCAAAGAGAAATTCACGGTGGGCGATGGTTTCGTGATTCAGCACAACGGCCGAATCATCATGGATCCCAACGACGACAAGCGCGGTCCCACCGGCGGTTCGCTGTACGGCAAATGGATCAAAAACTCGGCAGAGTGCGGCCTGATGTCCGAGTTGCGGAAAAACGGTCGTCACGACACTCGGGACGCCGAGATTTGGCGCGGGGCCATCGTCCAACTCAAGCCCGTAGAGTATAAAATCAAGGGTGGAGAGAAGCGCACGATGGCCGCTCCCGCCAAGTTCATCGGCTGGATCGGCGACAAGTCGCATCAACAGCAGGCTCCCGCTCAGGGCTCCGCTCAGACCGCAACGACGACTCCTGCGAATGGATCTTCGGCTGCTCCGGCCGGCAACGGTGTGCCCGATGATGTGGCTGCCGAAATGCTCGGACTGGTTGCGACCACGTCTGATTTCGCATCCTGGCGCACGGCCTGTCTCAATTCGCCGTCAGTGCGGACCAATGCTGCTGCAATTCAGGCGGCCACCAAAGAGGCGCATTACAACGAACTCAAGGCGAGTCTCGGGTAATGCTGCCCGCACCGAAGTTGCCCGAAGGTTTGGAGCCTCGCGACCCGGACGCGCGCTCAGTGCACCGTTTGCAAAGCGGAATCTGGCGTTATCGTCCCTCGTCGCTTGGGTCCTGCCTTCGGGCCCTTTTGGCTGAGCGCACCGGGTATGAGCCTATGGTGCGCTCGGAACGCAACCAGCGAATCCTTGCTGAGGGTCACCTCCATGAGGATTCCATCCTGGCTGAAGTTGAGCGGCACGGTTATCGCCTTCTTCCGAGACCATCCTGTTTGGCCATGCGGATTGGCGACTATGCCGAAATCGTTGGCGAGGTGGACGGAATCGCGGTAGACGATGACGGAAATTGGTGGTTGGTCGAAGCCAAGACTGCTGGTGAAACCGACACCTATTCCACCTTCAAGACGCTGAAACGAGCACTGACCAAAGGCTGGGAAGCACTGGTTAGGGCCGAGCATGCTTACGCCTTTCAGGTCACGACTTACTCGGCGCTGATTCAAGCCTGCTATGGAATCGAGGTCAAGGGCGTTGTGTGGGGCTTAAAGAACCGCAACGATGGAGAATTTTTCATCAAAGCCCTTCCTGGACTCCCGTTTCCGATTGGCGACCCTCCGGCTCGTGTTGCGCTAATCGAGGGCATGGCCATGTCCGATCCAGACCAGCGGCCACCCTGCGACGTTTCCTCTCCGTTCTGCAAATTCAAGTATTTGCATGACAAGGCCGAAGCCGTGCGCGATGATTCCTTAACCGAGTTGGCCGAGAAATATCACGAAGCTCAACAGCAAGAGGTCTACTGGAAGGGCGAGAAAAACGCGGTAAAGCCTCAACTCGAGGATGCGACGCGCGGTGAACCAAAGACGGTTGCCGGACCCTATTCGATTGTCTGGACCAACGAAAAGGAAACCGTTTTCGACCTGTCAGCGGCCCTGAATTCCGAACCGGACGCGGTAAAGCCATACATCACGACACGCGTTGTCGAGGATGTCGATGTCGAGACGTTGGAGCGCGAGCGTCCCGACCTGGTGGCTCGGTATCGCAAGCCGAAGCGCAAATCGCACATCAAAGTATTTGGGCCGCGCAAGCCAAAGACCGAGGCTGAATAAAATGCAATTTCGGAATCTAAAGCCGGCTGCAAACCAGATTCCCGACAAGCCGTTGCGGCCTATCTCCAAGCGCATGAGAAAACCAAAAGAGCTTGGCGATATGTATCGGCTCCTGATGAATTTCATCATCGACTATGTCGAGGAATACGGTTTCGCGCCATCGATTCGCGATGTAACCGGAGTGGCTCACACCGCATCGTCATCGTGCGCCTATCGACATCTTGAAAACCTGAAAAAGCGAGGCTTGATTGTTCGCGAGCATGGCAAACCGAGAAGCCTGTCGATTACGCAAGCCGGCTATGAGTTTGCTGGGCGCGAGCCATCGAGTCGCATGCCTGCGGCCGAGCATCAAGAGATTCAGAGACTGACCCTAGAACTGAATGAAGCAAAGGCGCAACTGGAGTTTTGGAAATCAAAATTTTCCGATACCGATTCGCCTGTCGACCTGGATTACCGCCGTCTGGAACGGGTTGCCTTCAACTTGTGCCACTGGCTGGAGGGGCTAAAATCGCCTTCCACGACCGCTGAAATGTTGATTCTGGCTTGCCGCGAAGCCATTGGTCAGCAACGTTACACGAAACTTATGGAGGGCAAACCCTGATGCCGATTCAATCCCCAACCGCAACCACTGAGAAAATTATGCTCTTTGGCCAATACGGGTCTGGCAAGACGCACGATATGGCGGAAATTATCAAGTTCCTTGCCCAAATGGGGTCCGACGCCAACTTCAAAGTCGTAGATACCGACGGGGAGCGATGGATCCGCACTGTCGAAGACGATCCTACCCTTCTGGAGTTGTGGGGGAATGGCCGCATCCGCATTTGGCAGCCCTACACGTTCGGAGAAATGATCGACGCTGCCAAGGAGATCGTCAATTCTCGACCGCGAAAACAGGATTGGGTGGTCGTGGATCGTGTCAGCGTGTGCTGGGACCGAGCCGCCGACTGGTATTGTCGGACGCGCCTTGGCAAAACACAGGAGGAACTCGAGGCGGAGTATCGCGAGAGCAAAAACTTTTCCTCCAAGGGCGAAACGGCGCTGCTCAAATATTACGGAACCGGCATCAATCCGATGTACGTCAATTCCTTTGAGGACCCGCTCGTCTATATGACACGCTGCAACGTCATGTTCATGGCCAACGAATCCAAGCTCAACGAGCCCGGCGGCAACACCAGTGCGCCAAAAGATTCTCAGCAACTGGTGAACCAGTTCAAGGAGGTTGGCTTCAAGCCCAAGTGCAAGAGCGATACTCCCTCGAAATTCCACACGATCATCTACAAGCAGCAACGCTACAAAGGCCGATGGTTTGCCACGACGGCGCGCGAGACCGGGAAACGAGGTCAATTCGATGGAGAAGAAATTTCAAACTTCGCGGTTCAGTATTTCCTCGAAAAATCCGGGTGGGTTGTCTATTGAAGGCGCTCAATCAAAAGCTGGCCGTCTGCTTGACGAAGCATTGTTTGAGGCTTCCGACGGACGCCTGGTCGTAGTTCGGGACGTATTTCGTTCGCACCTGACAAACTCCGAACGCCTTGTAATTCACATTGGAACGCGCTGGAGTGGCCATCGGGATCAGATGAGAAATTCTCAACTTCAAAAACTTCGGAAACGCGGCCTGGTTGTGGTGGAGAATCAACCGCGTTCACACCTACAGAAGATGCTCATTCCAAAACTGACGAAACGCGGTTGGCGGGCATTCGAGTCTATCGCAAACCGGTTTCTGCGCGTTGTCGCGAGTCGAGCCTATGACGTTTACCTGATGGAAGAATTGGCCAGGCCTGACAACACGGGGCTAAACGTTGGCTCTGGAGGCATTACGGTGAACTGGTATGACGGTCAAGTCTATACGAAAATACCCACTTCCTGTTCGGATTATAAAGGCTTCGGTGGCGCGATATGCCTGATTTGAAGAGGGGCCAATGAGCAAGTCAGACATGTTCAACCCTATCGATACATTGCAGAAATCGCTATTGGTCGAGCTTTGCGCTTTCGAGAAATATGGTAAAAATCACGGCTGGCTTGTGCACGAAGGTTGGAGAGGCGTCAAAGAGAAGAAGCTCCGGTCATGGAAGGGATGGTGTTGTACCCATGAACTTGATTTCGTTTCAAGAACCGGAAGACTTGCGCATGGCTTTGTGGGACATGTACGAAGAGCATGCGTTGCCCGAGGAGCACGGGGCAGACTTCATAATTCCCTCGCGAATGGGCCTGGTTGGGATTCAGCGCAAGGCCTTCCCCTCAGATTTTCTAGCTTCGCGCAGACCAGCCCAGGTGGGTGGTTCGCGACTGCAGAGGGAAATCAACCAGATGCAGTTTTTCCCGATTCGGATTCTGCTCCTGGAGGGATCTCCGAAGTGGTCGAAAACCGGAGAATTGGTGACCACTGGTCACGACAAATGCACCTTGCGGCAGTTGCAGGGAATGGAGGCGTCACTCACCTGGGTTCACAATTTTCAGGTGGTCTGGACGCCATCAAAAACAGCAACGGTGGATTATCTGCGATGGCTTCCAGGGTGGCTCGACAAGCGCGAACACGGCAGCCTGCTGCGGCGGCCCAAGTGTGCGAACCCGTGGCAGGACTCGCATTCTCCCGAACGCAAAATCGACATGCTTTCCACCTTGCCCAACGTGTCCAGGAAACGCGCCATCGCGATTTTGCGGCACACCAACGGAGCCATGCCGGTATCGGCCAATTTGGACTTCTCCGAAGTTCCAGGGATTGGAAAAAAAATCAACTCCGAGATTGTGCGCTTCCTGGAGGAGCCATGCATCATCACCGATGAGGAGGAATGACATGTGGACCAAGGTCGACGTAAAGGAATATCAGGATGGCCGGGAGCGCACCGAAGCGACTCGCGTTCCCGGTGGGTGGTTGGTCCGGCAGACCACAAGCGTGAAATCCTCTCTGGCGGTCTCTATTGCCTTTCTGCCGGACCCGAAACACTCCTGGGATATCCGGCCTAACGGAATCGGCAAATGAGCGAGAGGACGTTTCAGGGCGAACTGGTGGCATCCCTGAAGGCCATGGGGTTGTGCGTCATTCCGATTCCAGATTGCGGGCGCGCAACCGTCGAGCACGTGTATGACATGGGGATCCTGTTTCAGGGTCACTATTTCGCCGTGGAGAACAAGCAGGTAACGTCCTCGTCATGGTCGTTCTCGAGTCGTAAACTAAGCGACGGTCAGCGTCACAATCTGCAGTTGACGGCAGACCATGGCGGAATCCCTCTGGTCTGTGTGAATTTCCGCCTTCAGCCTTCGGCGGCCAAGCTCAAGCGCGGATGGCCGAAGCGCATAGATCGCACCTACTTCGTTCCCTACGTTGAATTGTTGATCCACGAGTCGAACGGGCAAACGACCTTTCCGCCTGACTGGTGCGCCGAACATGCTTACGAGGTTCTGCGCTACAAGTCGCCGCGCCGCGTTGGCGAGCAGAAGGAGGTTCGCTGGGATGTTCGGTTCGCGCTCCTCGACATTATCAAGCAAACCGACCAGTTCGCGAACTTGACGCTGAGAACCGACGAATATTATGAGCCACGTTAGCCACAGTCTGGCCGACAAACTCTGCAAACGCGTTTCAGAAACCGAGTTCCAAGACGTGCTCACAATGCTCGAAATAGCGGGGATCGAGTCGCACAAAATCCATATCGAAGGGTTTGGAGACGACCGCCGAATCACCTCTGAACTGTACATTTGCGGCCGAATTTATTCTGGACCTATGTTCGGTAACATAACCAAGATTCTGATCGTTCGCGATAAATCGTATGCGGTTGTCAACGTGAAAAACCTTAGAAAGTATTGTGGAGTCGAGTTCGTCGGGGGATACCGAGACGTTATTCGACCGCTTGTGAATAGATACGATTATTATCTCGTCATGGATCCTATTGACACAGGTTAACAATTGTGAATATAATGTCTTGAGCAAACGAACGGACGGAGCAAACCAGATGCAAGTAACGATTAGCCAATTCAAAACCAGAAACCAGGATGCCGACCTGTACCACCTGTGGCGCCTGATGACCGAGGTCCGGTCGATGTATAACGCCCAGGCTCAGTTTGTGGGCCATTGCGGCCCCGAGGTCTACGCGGAAGCGCGCGAAATTTTGGCCCGAATCGGCCAGTTTAGCCGATTCGTCAACTTCGTCGAACAAGCGTTCACGGGTTGGCGACTGGAGCGGGCCGAGGCCATCATGTGGAACATGTTCCATGCCCTGCATGCCCAGGACTTCGACCGTTACCAACGGAACGGTGCGCTGTTGGCATTGCTGAATGAGGACCGCCGCGAGAGCGAGCAGCCGAAATGACCATTCAGATCGACCCGGCCAAAATCGTCATGGCCGAAAACGTCAGGGAAGCGATTCTATCCTGTTCGATGTGCTCGCTTAGGGCCGGATGTACGGCCCCTGTGACCTGGACTGGCATCGCGCCTTCTACGTCTGGTATCGTCTGCTTTGGGGAGGCTCCAGGGGCCAAAGAGGATGAAACCGGCCAGGCTTTCCAGGGTGCATCGGGGAGAAATCTCGATGCCTGCCTCGAGGCCAACTATCTGGACCGGCTATCGGTTCCGGTAGGCAACGTGGTCAACTGCTGGCCTGGAGAGGGTAACCCTGATCCAACCCAGGAGCAGATTTCCGCCTGCGCAGGTTGGTTTCACGCTCAGATGATCACGATGGAACCCATTGTCGCGATTGGACTGGGAAGATTCGCGTCGGCTTCGCTCTGTGCGGCTTTCACGTCGCATCCATTTTCCGGTTCGCGAGATTACGGCAAGGCGATTCCGGCCACCTTCAGCCACGGACCAGGGTGGGTCATTCCGACCTGGCATCCATCGCCGCACAATCGGGCGCGGTCGAAAAACTATCGACTGGTGCGCGACGCTATCACCGTGGCCGCCACCAAAGTTTGGGAGCATCGCAACGGTTCCTCTGCGGCGGTTGGAATCGATCTGCCCTGGGGTTCCTGGTGGGAGTCTGAGCGCACCGTTGCCGTGGGCAATCTGAATGCTGGGTGCCCTATCGAGACGATTCGGGCCCACTGGTCGGCCGGAATCGCCAAGACCAGGAGCCACCCTTACCTGATTCGGGCCATGGGCGAGTTGGCCATGGCCAGCGTCGAAAACAATCCGGCGGCAACCGCTGCTCGCCTGGAGATTCGCCATGTTGGATATTAAGGGTATCGAGATGCCTGTAGTTTGCGCGAATGGAAAGCGGATCGGATTCTGGATTCCGAGGCCATGGACTATCCATGAGTTCCTAGGGGAAATCGGGGACCAAGAATAGCCATGGTCTACTTTGAGTCGATAGGGGCGCGCCTGCTTCATTGTCATCGTCCAGACTCAGACATTTACGATTCGGTGTTGGTGTTCGACTCGTTGGAGTGCCTCGAGGCGTTCCTGACGATGATAGAACTTAACGAGTGTCAAACTGGGAAATTGAACGTGGTTTGTTCTTGTCCGGAAAAGCAGTGGGAGAAATCAAAAAAGTGGCACTGCGACACAGTTGTCTCCCTGAGTTGCTGGTTGGAAAACCCTGTAATGGAGTGCCCGAATAACGCATGTCCCATAGGGATTCACGTGCCAAAAGGCTATATGTGCGGCGACTCGTTTACTCTCGAGGGATTCATCGAGTGGTTGAAAACCGGATGACAAAAAAGGGAATTGAAGACTTTTCATCAAACCATGTTGTGTCTTGTCCAAAGGTTCCTTTCGAGATCGTCTGCACGACCACCTGGCGAGTGGCCCGCCCACCAACCACGGCGATGTTTTCTACACCTGGGACGAAGATGAACTGTGGGCCAAGAAGGCGCGCAGACGTGGTCTCAATCCGTGTCGTTGCCCTATCTGCGGTTACAGGGCATATCGCGAGATTTACTCAGTCACGATACCCGGACAACCATCGCGTCAGGTCACCGAAATACGGTGTATTCGGGAGCGCGGAAATGTGTGGGTTCCGGTTTCCGAACCCGGTGGTGGACGAACCCAGAATCGTCCGCCCTGCCCGCGTCAGGTGGTCGACGAATCCCAGTTGCACAATGGCTCTGACCCCGATGTTTTTTCCGAACAGTCGGATGGTGCCGTAAATGAAATCCAGAGCAGAGATAGCAGAGGCACTTGAGCGGGCCGAGATTCTGATTGGTCTCGGGTTTGAGCCTGAAGTGACCACAAAGTACGGCGTTACCCTGAACTGCGACGCCTGCCATTCCCGAACAAATCGGTTTGTCATTTTTGAAGGTTGCAAGTTTTGCCTGAAATGCGTCGACTACCATCCTGTTTACAACAATTTCGACAAAGATCATTTCACATGGAAGGTGAGGACACATTATGGACCAGCAGGGTTTACCGACATCGAGTTCCTCGACGCCTGAGCCGTCGTTTGCGGAGAGGTATATGCGCACCACAAAGGGACGACTCGAGGAGGCTCGCAACCGCGTTCAGCAGGCATTGTCATCGCCTGCGGCTTTCACGCCCGAGAAGTGCAGGCAAACGGCCGAGTATCTGCTTGCTCTAGACGACTTCCTTCGTTCCAAGGAGGATTACATGGACGGCCTCGCCGACCAGTTTCAGAAAGAGTTCCAAACCTTCATTCAGGAGCCTCTTGACAATGGTTAACGTGTGTCGTATACTCTGCATGTAGCAAACGAAACGGAGCAAACGAAGATGACTAGCGAAACCAAAGAAACCAATTTCGAAGAAGCCCTGGAAGAAGTCAAGACGCTGGAAGACCTCCAAGAGTGGAGCGAGGCTCTTTGCGCCAGCGGCCTGCTCGACGAAAGTGAGCAGACCAGCGACTGGGGCCCGCGCGGCCCGATGGCCCCCTGGGATTATCCCTCGGACGCCGAAGTGATTTGGGACAATTGCGAAGACCACATTGTCCGCCTCCCGAGCGGCGAGCTGGCCCGTTGGACCAACTCCGAGCGCGCCTGGTCGGAAGCCCAGCCGTCTCGCGAGTTCGAAGCGGTCCTCAATGGCGACCCGGGCGCACCCGACGTTCACTGCAACGTCGAGGTATATGGCGACACCTACGCGGTCGCCGAGGCTGTCGACTCGGAAGACGGTCCTTACTGGGTTGGTCAGGTCGACGAGTTGCCCCTGGTCGAATATCAGGTCACCTCCGACCTGTTCGGACCGGCCTTCGACCCGGAAATCGAAGACAAGCTCGAGGAGTTCGTCGAGGACATCCAGGAGGAAATTCCTGGGCTGAAATTCACGGCGCTGAACGGAATCTGCGGCGCTCTGCAGCGTTCCCACGAGGCCAACGACTTCCTGGACACGTATGCGAATCTGCAGGCCTGGGAGGCCGTTCGCGACCGTGTTTTCGGATAGGACACGCCGTTCGGGCCGGCTTCGTTTGTTCGACGGTATACTCGCTCGACAAGACCAAAGCGACCGGAGATGCCTTGCGCATAGGCCTTGTGGATGCGACAAGACCAGAGATGTGTTGGAGACCGAGATATGCCTGGCGGGAAGGCTTGGCAATCCCGACAACTCGGGTTCAAGATCCGGGGAAGCGCGGCCGAAATTCACATTGGAGGTAAAATGAGAATATACGAATATGGGTGTCGGCCTTACCCGGCAGACGAAGAAGCGGTGGTGGCTCAAATTCTTGCCGGACACAGATACCGCAACGAGTTGGTGGCCATCGAACGCCGCCGCCGCGATGCCTATGCGGCCCTGATGGCCGAGCATATCGCTCGGGAGGGCGACCTGTTGGAGCAATTGGCCAAAGTCGAGGCCGAGATCGAGGAGCGCCGACAGGCTATCCGCCAGGCCAATAGCGCGAGTCGCACGAAGGGCGATAAGCGCGACGCAGCCAAAGCTGTGAAGGAGTTGCGAGGCCGGGCTTCCAAGTTGCGGTACGATATCAGAGAGGCTAAGAGGCGCCTTCGGGAGGACGAAAGCGTTCAGGCCAACATCGAGGCTATCAACGAGGTTGCGAACGCCGAGGTGAAGGCGGCTAGAGCGGCGACCGAAGCCTTTTGGGGAACCTACCTGCATGCCGAGGCCGCCGTTCAGGCAGCCAAGAAGAAGCCGACTCCTCCGCGTTTCCACCAGTGGGACGGTTCTGGCTGTATCGCGGTGCAACTGCAGGGAGTCATGGAGACTCCAGACCTGTTTCGAGCCGACACTCGAGTCAGAGTTGACCCGCCGGACCCGGCTGCCTGGTACGCCAAAGGGTTGACCGAAGGTCAAAGGAAATGGTTGTCGGAAACGACCCTTTGGATGCGTATCGGGAGCGAAGGTAGGGCTCCGGTGTGGGCTCGGTTTGACATGCCGATGCATCGACCGCTCCCGCCCGGAAGGATACGATGGGTCAAGGTCTTCAGGCGCCGAGTCGGATCCAAGTTTCACTGGGTTGCGCAATTCACCGTGGAGGAAAACATACCACCGCTTCCCATTGCGAAGTGGGGTCGATGTGCCATCGATGTGGGTTGGCGCGTAGTGGATGGCGGGTTGCGAGTGGCTACTTTGCTCGACGAGGCCGGCCATGTCGACTATCTAATCCTGCCAGACGCCATCCTGGATCGGCTGCGCAAAGTGGCCGACCTCGGATCTATTCGCGGCAAGTCGTTCAACGCGGCTCAAAAAACGTTATCTGCGTGGCTGAAATCTCAGTCCTACTTGCCGGAATGGCTGACCGAGAAAACGGAACATCTGGCGCAGTGGCGTTCTCAGAGCAAGTTGGCCGCTCTTGCTATAGCCTGGCGGTCCGAGCGTTTTGAGGGCGACGAGGATGCCTTTGAGGCTTTGGAGGCCTGGCGCAAACAGGACAAGCACTTGTGGGACTGGGAGGCCAACTTGCGCGACAAGGTGTTGCGGCGGCGCCGAGACCTGTATCGGTGTTGGGCAAAACGCGTGGCTGAAACTTATCAACACGTGTTGATCGAGGATTTCGATTTGCGGAAGGTGGCCCAACGAAAGCCGGCCGAGGAGGATATTGGTGGCGACGAAGCGGCGCGCGTTTACCGGACAGCAGCGGCCATCAGCGAACTGCGCGAGGCTATGACCTACGCCGTTTTGCGGCAGGGTGGAACGGTCGAACCGCCTGCAGAACGCGATGAACTTATACCGCTCGGTCGGCAAGCACGGGTCGAGCGATGACCACATGCGCAAGAAAGCAGCGCCAGCCTCGTCGGCGCGACCCTCCTCCTTCAGGTATAGAAGGTAGGCCAGGAAACGCATCTCCTGCGCGCCCATACCCGAGGTCCTGGCCGTGTCCAGAACCGAGACGATCTCCTTGTTGAGTTCCACAACGTTCATTTTTCTCACCTTCCTCGCCCATCCGGGCGTTCCGTTTGCTCGTTTATAATTGGATATTAACAACGCGTTACCTGTTTGTCAAAAGAAAGAACCAATGGCGGAGCCATCAAACCGCTCCGAACGGCGTATCTGCGCATCCCTAGGCGTTAGACTTTACTTTGTCAGATCCACCAAGCCCATCGGCAAGGCATATCCAATTTCCGCCCATGTCCGGAACCACAAAGCCCTTCCGAAAGGCGTAACATACAAAGACC